CCACCGACCGCCGCGCGGGCCGGGGATGCCGTCCATGTTCAGGCCCCTGGCAATCTCGCGCAGCGAGCCGCCACGTGCGTATTCCTCGAAAATCCGGCGCACCACCCCGGCTTGCTCAGGGTTGATTTCCAGCCATGCGCCTGCGATCGAGCCGTCGGCGTGGAATTCATGGCGCGTGCTGTATCCGTAAACCTTGCCACCGGTATGCATGCCATTCTCGGCATTGCCGCGCATGCCCCGGCTGGTCTTGGCGCCCAGTTCCTTGAGGAAGAGCGCATTCATCGTTCCGTTGAAGCCGACATGCAGCTCGGAAATCTCGCCTTCGGAAAGCGTGATGATGCGAACGCCGGCGAACTTCATCTCTTCGAAGACAGCAGCGGTGTCTCTCTGGCCGCGCGAAAGGCGATCCAGTGACTCGGCCAGCACGACATTGAAGCGGCCGCGGCGCGCGTCCTCGCGGAGGCGCACCAGGTCTGGCCGGTTGATGGCGAATGCGCCCGAGATGCCATGGTCGGCATAAATCTCGGAGACAACAAAGCCCTGTCGCTCGGCAAATTCGCGACACAGGCGCAGCTGATCGTCGATGCTGCGCTCATTCTGGCGGTCCTCATTCGAGAACCTTGCGTAGATTACGGCGGTATGCACCCGTCCGTTGCTCCCTGTTTCATATCCGCTTCATGATCGCGGCGGGCCATGCCTCTGGCAAGAGCCCTGGCCAGCTCCAGCACCGCCGCGTCGGCTTCCGGCCGTTCGGGCGGTGGTGGTGGGAGATTGCTGACGGGTTTCAGGGACATAGCGATCAGCGCTTGCCAGTTCCGGTGAGCCTGATGCCGATCGCCACGAACCGGCTGCCGTTCGGATAGACCGTGCGGATGGCCGGATCGGCTTCCGGCCCGCACCGCCGCCAGCTGGTGACAACACCCTGCAGGCGGCGCTGCTTTCCATAGCCCAGCGACAGCAGCACCGGGCGGCCGACCGGGCAGTGCTTCTGCGCCCAGCGCGGCTGATCCGGGCGAAACTCTTCCGTCTTCTCGCCGCGTTCGAAGGCTTCGAACCACCGGCGGGTCAGAGGTATGAAGAGGGGGCTGCCGCTGGTCGTCATGGCCCCGATCTCGTCACGCCAAAGATGGGTGCCTGCCAGACCATCGGATTGGTCTCAATGCCTTTGGCGAAGACTTCAGCCATGCGCAGCGCAGCCTGGATGCCGTCGGCGCGCAGTGTAATCTTCTGCACGCGTTCTCCGGCGTCTTTCTGGTCGACCTGCTGCCCCCTGCCGGTGCTGTGTGGCCAGACGTGGATTTCAGCGATCCATTCACACATCACGATGTTCTCCTCCTCCGCACCACCTGCTTCTTTTCGGTGGGCAGTCCGATCTTTGCCATGATGTCGGCGTGCTTACGCATCTGACGCATCAGCTGCTCCCGGCCGAATGATCCTTCGGGCAGCTGCTCCGCCAGCACGGCGCAGGCGATGGCCATGATGCAGCGATAACCAACGCGCAGGATGACGCGCCCCTTCAGCTTAGGCGGCGTGAATGTCGGGCTCGTCAGTTCCAGCGTTTCAGGCATCGCGCACTAGGCGGTAGCCAAGCCTGGGCAGACATATGAACTGCCACTCCTTCGGCGCCAGCGGTTTCATGCTGCAGACGGCCTGGCGGACAGCCTGATGCGGTTTGGACGGCAGGAACGTGCCCCAACCGGCCTCGAACAGGGTGCTGTAGGGCACGAGGTCACCGCGGCCATGCAGGAGCGCCAGCAGGACCGGGCGGTGGATTGCCCGCAGGCGATCATGGATGCGCTTCACCACCGGATCGAGCAGGAACCGGTGCGGCTCGGCCGCGACAGCCCGAAGAAGGCGGGCGGTTTCGAGTTGATCGCTGTCGGCGACGCCACTCCGCGCGGCCAGATCTTCGAAGTGCAGCGCGCGTGCGAGCAAGGCATCGCTGGGGATGATGGTTTGCGTGTGCATCAGGTGGCGTCCTTCAGAGCAGTGGCCAGCTTGTTGCAGTTCGGGAGCGGGGAGAAATGCGTGAAGTATTCCTCTTCCCATTCGCCCCAGTCACTGTCGATGCCGGGGCTCCAAATCTGCGGCGGCTCCTGGATTGGCAAGTGATGGCAAAGCACCGGCCCCATATCCTCGTGGTATTCGGATATTGGCCGCAGCGTGTGCAGCGCCGTCAGTTCCGTGGCAGCGGCCTCGGCGATAGCAAGTTTCACCGAAAGCCACCGGATGCGTTCCTTCGCAGCGGTCTGATAAATGCCGAGTTCGAGGCTGTCGCGATCCACCATGAAGACGGCATTTGCCAGCAGATAATCGGGCATCTCGGCGAGTGCCAACCACTCGCGCGGCTTGGTGGCGTATTCCCGAGCCTTCGCGTGCCCATCTTCGGTGAGCCAGTGTCCCGGTAAGGATACTGGCAGCAGGTTCGATTCGGCTGTCATCGGCGCTTAAGCTCCTTCATCCGCGCGATCCCAGCCTCGAGGGCCGGTGTGGGTTTAGCGTCCTTGACCAGGTAAGCCGGCGGCGGCATATCGTTCGCAATTTCCAGCAGCACATCGGCATGGCAGGGCTTTCCCGGCCGGCACCAGCAGGCGAGGTTCTTGCCAGCCAGTTCCCGCTTCACGTCCTCGATCGTTGTCTCGACGCAGGCGAACTTTGCCGAGGCCGGCATCATCCAGCGGCGATTCTGCAGCAGCATGTGCCGGAACATCTGGACCGGATATTTCTGCCGGCCGTCCATCGCACGGATGCTCGTATGCGGATTGAAGGGCGGTTCCTTGAAGGGATTTCCCCATCGGGTGGAGCGGTCGACCTTCACCGTGTTTGGCGGCAGCTGAAAGCCCTTGGCCCGGCGGAGCTGGATGCGCTGTGGCGTCATGGCAGCCATCCATTCGCATGGAGGGTAGCGCCGAGCCACCAGCCGGCGTCGAAGCCGCTGCGCACCGCGCCGATGATGGCAAAGAGCATAATGAGGGCTGTGGCGAGTGGCTCGCGTGTCATGCCGGCCACCAGGTGGTGCGCCACCATCGCCTCAGCTGACGCCAGAAGGGCGGCCGGCGGTAGGTCCAGGCGTTCAGTTGCACGGCTTCGATTCCTGCAGGCGGATGGCGTTCTTCAGCATCTTGCCGAGCCGCTGCCGCTTTCCGCGCGGCATGTCCTTGAGCAGCGCCTTATGCCGCTCCAGCGTGCCGACCTTGGCGTCGCGATAGGTGGCCTTCATTTCCCTGCTGCGGCTCATGGTGCCTCCGCGGTTGAAAGAGTGCCCGGCCCCGAGGGTGGGTCGGCGAGGCCGGGCTCCGCAGCATTGCGGCCGAGGTAAGCCGCTGGGGTTGAGGCAGGCTGCTGCGGGGTAAAGTCGTGGGTCATGCCGGAAACTCCCGGTAGAGGACGCCGTCCAGGAGCGCGCCGGCTTCCTTCTTGCCGACGCGATAGAGATCCGGTTCGTCGTCGCGGTGGCCATCGGTGCTGGCCATGTTCTCCCTGCTGAAGGTCCACACGCCACCGAACCAGTCGGCGGTGTCGACAGTGCCGCTTGTGCGCGCGGTGTTTTCCCCGGGTGCCCATGCGCCCCACTGCTTGAAGAAGAAGGCGACGCGGTTCTCCTGGCATTCTTCCTTCAGGTCGCGCACCCAGTCGGGATGCATGGGGCGGGCATTCGGGCCGCTCTCGCCGCCGACGATCAACCAGTCCAGGCCTGGCCCGCAGCGATCGTCATGATGATGGTGAGGGTGCCTGGGACAATCTGAGCGGCCGTCACCGACATGCGTACCATCGCAACCACGCTGGCCCCCGATCCATCTGGTGCCGCCAAGGCTGCCCTCGAGGCTCAGCGGCCCGAGCAGCGGCTCGGCCGAGACGAAGCGCTTTGCGGCCGGTGTCTTCAACAGCAGCGGGATGCGTTCGTTGGCGCGCTGCTGATCCTCGGCCGAGACGCCGAGCCAGAGGCCAGGCATGCCATCTTCGATCCACTGCAGGCCGGTCAGAGGCGCATTCTGCCAGAAGGCATCGCCGTTCAGTTTGCTAACCAGCCGGCAGGCCTTGGCGAAGCCTGTGCCTAGTTGTTCGGTTATCGGCAGGTCCAGGACCCTGCTGAAGTCCGACATGAAGGACTGCATCCGCTGGGCGCGCTTGGTGAGAACCTGGTAAATGTGGCGCTGCCGGTAACCGGTAATGACATTCCGGCTGTCGGTGCCGGCCGGGTCGTAGGTCATCGCCATGACGGCCAACACATTGAGAATGACCTCAGGCTTCACATCCTCGTGGAACAGGTCTGACATGCTGTTGACGAAGATCCTCTGCGGCGTCTTCCAGCTGAGCGGGGCAAGGAAGATTTTCGCAGAGGCCTCGCGGACCCTCCCAGTCCAGACCGGGCCGGCCTTGCTGGGCATCGTTGTCCGCTGGTAGTGACCGAGCGGGCCCGGGTCACCATCATGTTTGGCGGCATGGGCATCTGCAATCCGTTCCAGACGAGCCGCCATGCGCATGGCATAGCAATTGGTGCAGCCTGGCGAGATTACGCTGCACCCCACCAGCGGGTTCCAGGTCTTGTCCGTCCACTCGATGCTGGTTGTGCTCATGCCTTCCGGGCCTTTCGCGCCTTCTTCTGTAGCTTCGCCGGCGCGATGTCTTTGACGATGGCCGTGAGCTTGGCGATCCGGGCGTCGCGCTGCTCGATCGCGGCCGCGCTGGCGTCGAGCAGCGTGGCCACCTCGCGGGTTTGCAGATGGCCTATGCCGCGGCGCCGGCGGATGGTGTGCTGCATGGCGCCGGCCAGGACGCGCAGGTTTGTCGACAGCGCACTCATGCCCGCACCATCTCGGCCGCCAGCCGGCGTGCCTGGTAGCGCCGCATGCGTTCATCCGTGCCGCGGTGATGCTGCAGCGGCATGAGAAAATAGAGCTCGGCCGGGTTGATCGTCGGCGCCTGGCCGTCGCGCGGGTTCATCGCGTCGCGGGCGTAATAACGCTTGCCGGCCCGCCCTTCGTTCGGGTCGTAGACCTTCCAGTCGACCTCCCCACCGGTCACCACCACGCGGTGCATGTCGCCAGGAATGTTCAGGCTGGGCACTGCCACGTAATAGGCACCGACCAGACAGAAGGGCAGCGGCACCGACATTGGCATCTGGATGGGCAGAATGCCCATTTCGGTCAGGATGGTGGCTTCCTGGTGGAAATAGAGCGGCTCTTCTCCGAAGCGCTTGACCAGCTCGCTCACAGGGATACCGGTCACCATCGCAGCACAAGCATGACCGCAGGTGCGCGCGGATGGCTGCTGAACGTGCTGAACCTGAACAGCCCAAGGGATCATGGGTTGTCTTGCTCCCATGCCAGCCAGCCATCGAGCCAGTGCATGGTCTCGTTCACCGGCTTCAGCCAGATGCGCCGGCCATCCACACGATATGTGCCGTCGAAGGACTGCAGCCGCACCGTACGCCAGGCGAAGCGCAGGCGCGTGGTGCCGGCCGGGATACGCTTCTTCGGCAGCGACATCCGGATCAGCTCGATGGTGTACGGGAACACCAGCAGGATTGGCGCGGCAAACCACATTAGTCCGAGCAACAGGATGGTGTTGAGCCAGACCAGCTCGGGCGAGATCTCGTAGGCCGCGAGATAGGCGTCAGCCAGTTCCTTCACGCCAGCACCCCGCTCGGCGGCGACTGCATGCGGGGGGAGGAGCCGAGGAAACGCTCCGATGCAGTCGCCGCCTCACTGGCCGGGGAGGCACCCGTGGATGGGGAACCTGTCGCCATGCGGACGAGGCCGCCGGCCAGGCACTCATGGACCTTGCTCGCATCGGCTACCTGAACGGCAGTGTAGAGCCAGCTGCGATATCCGACCGGCACGGCGCACACCACGCGGCAGACCGTCTGGCTGTCCTTGTGGCCCACCACTGTGCTCGATGGGAATTCCGGGGCGAGGATCGACATGGTCAGGCGTCCCGTTTCCGGTCGGCCATCCTATCGACCTCCCGAGCCAGAAAGAGAGCCGCCGCGGCCATCGCGGCGATGGTCAATGCGAGCGTGAGTGCAACAAACCATCCCGTGCTCATGGCGCTCACCGATGCCGCTGCCAGTCCCAGACGCGCTGCACGATGGCGCGGTGGGCCTGGTCAATGTCCGCCCAGGCGTCGCCCAGGGTTTCGCGCATCGCGCTGAGGCGCCGCAGGGCGGCTGGCGTGCCGACCGCGAGGCAGAGGGCGATCAGTTCGCCGCTGCTGCAGCTGTCGAGCCAGGGATGCGCGAACTTGCGGGACTGACACAGCTTGCGCGCCACCGTCTCCAGATACGGCATGTCGTTGGGTCCCGGCACGGGCGGCGGCTTCAGCAGGGCTTCGGCCTGGCCGGCCATCCGGAGCGCGGCTGTCAGGTAAAGCGCTGCATAGCAGGTGACTTCTTCGAAGTGTCCGTCGAAGACCTGGGTCTGCCAAATTTCGCGGCCCGCGTGCTGCTGCTCTCCAAGGCCACCCCCAGGCAGGCGGATGACCACGGTGTGGCCTGAGGCGAGAAACTTGCCCCAGTACGCGCCCAGTCGGTCGCTAATACAGCTATTGAAGCCGTGATGGTGCATCCGATCATGCAGGTCGTGGGGCTCTACCATCGCAGCCAGGTCAACGTGCGCCGCCGGCTGAGAGGTTTCATCGGGTCCGCATGGCAGGTCGAAGGCGCGGGAGACCTGCTCCTCAAGCAGCGTGGTGCCGCAGCGCGAGGTGAGGGCGGCGGCCATGCCGTCTGATTGCATGTCCATGACTCAGGCCTCCCCGTCGCGATACCAGTTGTCGAACAGGTGGCGCTCGACCTTCTCAAGGTCGACGTCCACGAACTGAGTGTTCGCGATCAGCGCGGAATAGCTGCCATCGTCGAGGGTTTCGATCCAGCAGGCCCCGGCATACAGGAAGCCGCCGGCCTTGCTCATGTCGTCAGCCTCGACGCAGGCGACCTCGGCAAGCTCCGTCTGCGTTGCCGCCTTGCGCGTCGCCTGCCACTGCTCGAAGGACAGGGCTGCATCATCGGGCGTTTCCGCCGCGATCCATTCACGGATCAGGCCTGTACGCGTCTCGGGCGACAGGTTTTCCCAGTTCTCGGACGGGTCATCGTTGTCGACCGCACCGGAGAAACAGACGCCCGCCATCCCGCCATCGGAAATCCCGGCGGCGATCATCATCGGCTGGAGGGCAGCATCGAGATCGGAGTTCTGGACCGCAGCCGCGATCATGTCGTCGGTGATCGCGGCCGGGTTGAGCGTGGCCAGATATAAGCCGGTGTAGATGTCGCCGTCGATCTGACCCGCGAGATAGTGGCGACCGCATTCACAGGTGACGAAGAATTCCCCGGGCACTTCGGCCTGAACTGCCAGATTGACGCCTGCTGCCATGCAGGGGAAGCCGCCATCGGTTGTCAGCTTCGTGCCGACGTGGACTTCGGCGACCTTGGCGAAGGGGCGAGTGGGCTGCTGTCCGGTCATGGCTCAGGCCTCCACCAGTCGGCCCGGCTTGTAGTCCAGCGCCATCACCCAGGCGTCGGCCATCTTCATGGCGGCCGTCTTGGTCTTGAATACGGTCGGATGGCCGCGACCGCGGAAGCTGGTGATCCACCCCCGACCAAGCTTTTTGACCAAAGCGCCTGAACCAAACATCATCCAGTGGTTGGTGATGTCGCGTGCGAAGGTCGGATCGGTATCGGTTTCAGTGCTGGTGGTCATCTGCATCTCCCCTGATCAGATGACCGTATGATAAGAAATTTATCGTTCGCGTCAATAAAAATATTATCACTGCCGCAACTATTTCTGCATGCATGTGTAAACCGCACTGATTGTTACTCTTTTGCCACGACCCTGACGCGTATTCCGACATCCCCGTTAAGCACTCTTGGCATAAACTGAGCTGTCACCACTGGGGGAACGCATGGAAAATTCCGCACAAGTAGAGCGTTATATTGATCGCCTCGTCGAAGCCATTTGCCTCCGCGGCTACATAATCGAGCCGAACCCCGATCTCGGCCGCTGGCGTGACTGCATGGCCGCCGCTCCAGGTACCGCTGCCGTCAATCCCTGTTTCGACCCTGCGCATCATCACTTTCAAGATGATGGCAAGCAGTATTGGCTGCGCGTCGCAACGAAGCCGCGCAAGGATGGGCCGGTGCCGGAAACGGTCGCCATCATCGCCTTCCGCCTGTTGGAGGTGGGCGAGGGGGGATGGATCGACTGGCTGGAGACCGGTCGCCTGTTTTCCAGCCGACTTCGACCGCTGGCGCGCGCCAAGCTTTTGCACCCTGCCGAGATGAACTGGAAGGGGCGCATCGGTCACCATGGCGGCCTCTGGGTGGAACCGACACGGCATCGAGGATCTGGCCTCGCCTACCTGTTGACCCACCTCGTGCGCGCCATCAGCCTGCGTGATTACGATGTCGATCACCATGTTGGCGTGGTGCTCGAAGAACTATGCCAGGGCGGTTTGCCGACAAAGCCGAGCGGCTATGGCTATCCGCGTGCCGTGCCGTCGCTCGACGGCTATATCATGGGGGCCGCGCGCCACGCCAAGCTGTACTCGACGCATATCAGTCGAGCGGAAATGCTGGCGCAGATTGATGCCGGGCCGCTGCCTGAGCGGCTTGCCTGGCCGCCGCCGGCGTCGCAGAGACAGGCCGCCTGATCAGCTGCCTATGACGATCGGGCGGGGAGCGGCGGAACCGTCGCTCTCCGCAATCACCTCGGCCAGCGTCTGCTTCTTGATGATCGGCGTGATCAGCGTGACGACACGCACCACCTTCGTCGGCGGTGTCAGCTGCAGGTGACGAAGCCGCCGTGGCGTGTTCCCGTTCGCATGATCCGCATCGAAAAATGGAAGCATCAGACGGCGGTAGATGCGGGTGTGGTTCATTTCAACGATGAAACACACTGGCTGCGCTTCGCGCACCACCACGCCATAGGTCTGTTCGGCGGCGTATTTCGCGGGTTGCTCGCGAATCGTGCCTATCAGGGTGTCGGTGTGCTGGGCGCCATCCATGACGAAGTCATGCGGGATGAAGTCGATGAAACGCCACGCATCCATGCAGGGCGGTGTCGTGTCGACCAGGTGCGCCGGGTCGGGCGCGAAGATCCTGCGCATCGTCTGGAGAAACAGCGGCGCGGCCGAGCCGTGCTGGTCTACGGAATATGCTTTCAGGGCGAGACTGGTTTTCCAGTCCTCGTCCGCCACCGTTTCAGGTGACTTCCTGTCCAGCCGCACTTCGATGTTGCGGCCAATGACTATCTGAGACTTCCCCGTATACACGCATGAAGCGTAGCGGGTGAATACAACCGATGCAACCGGATACTTATCCTCAGGCTCAACCTAGCGTTAAGCCTTGCCTTTTAACGGCTTAAGGGCAGCTGCCTTTTTCTCCGGTTGCGTTTTTCGTGCGGCCACTTCCGCCCGTTTCGCGATAGTCATGATCATGCCGGCCCGCTCGGATGCTGCGAACTTCACCTTCATCAGCCTCTCCTCGGCGGCTGCCTCGATGTCGGCCTGAATGAAGGTCACAACCTCGGGTACCCGCTTGGCCAATGCTTCTATAAAACCGAGGACGTGGGCCCGTTCAGTGGCGGGAATTCTCTCAAGCTGCTTCAAGGCAACTGCACCAGCGGGAGCGGGTTCAGCCATTGCCGCGATCTTACCGTCGGGTCCTTTCCCACGCCCATACAAGATCCACTCGGCGTCGATGCCCAGGTGGCGTGCATATTTGGTGGCCTTGGCCGGCCGGACGTCCGCATAGCCATTGGCTGCCGCGCGAATCGTGCCGGCTTGAATACCGGTCCTGCGACCGAGTTCAGCGGCACTAACGCCAGCCCTGTCCATGGCCATCTTCAGGCGCGTTGAGGGGGTTTCAGTCATGATTCCCCTCTTCATAAGGAAATTACCGCTAAAATAATTGTTGACGTGAGCGATAAAATTTTTATCATTCGACGCGTCATGCAGGATTACTCCACTTTCTCCGAACTGATCGAAGACTGGCCTCGCGGTGCCGCCGGCCTCGCCAACGATCTCGATGAACGCGCAGGAACGGTGCGCGCATGGAAGCGCAATAACAGCATCCCGTCTGAGCATTGGGAGAAGCTGGTCGCGCTGGCGCCGGATCGCCGCCGCAAGATCTCGCCCGAACTGCTTTTGTCTCTTGCAGCGCGCTCTCGCAGCGCCGGAAAGGCGGCGTGATGCGCCTCGGTGTTCTGCGCGGATGGTGGGTCGGGGCCTTGGGTGCGGTGTCTCATGCCGCCGATGATGTCGGCAGCAGCGACGCAGGTCTGCGTCGTCTGGGCCGCAAGGTTGCGCTACCCACATGACGCGCAACGGGGGGATTGCACAGACATTCCGGGCCGCGCTGCTGAAGCGCATCGCCCCGGCCACCGGCATCTCACTGAAGATGCTGGCGCACCAGCTGCAACGAGCAGGTACGCCGATCAGCACCGACACGCTGGAGCGCTACCGCGACGACACCACCACCATTGCCGGCGCCGCGATCCAGGCGATCGATGCCGCGCTGGCGCATTTCGGTTTCCCCGGCTTCATGGCCGAGGTGTATGGCCGCTCCCCCGCGGCGGGCTCCGCTGCTGCCGTACCGTCGAGCGAAAGTCCCTCTGGGATCCTCGGTGCGTCGGCAGCGGATACCTGCCTCTGGGCCACCCATGAAGGCACGTTGCACAAGGCCGAGCGCGGCCATGCCGACTTCGCGCGCCGCTATCTCGACCTGCCGCATGACACCGCTGCGGATGCAGCGCGGTTCGCGATCAACCAGCTGGGTTGGCTGAAGCTCACCCACTATGCCGATGGCCGCCTGCTCTTGGATGGCGATGCCGCACGCAACGCCGAGGCGCGCGACCGTGTCGCGTCCTGGCTCGAAGGGCAGGGCAGCCTTCTGGTGTCAGGTCCGGCATTGCCCAAGGCGATGTCAGCCACCGATGCAGCCGCCTGGCTGCGCGACCAGCTGCCGGTGTCACCGATCACCAGCTGGACGGCCACGCCGATCGATGCCGGCGACCTGACCGAGACGCCGCATCGCGACCTGTGGCGGGCCATCCACGACGCCGGAATCGAGCGCGCGCATCTGGTCGAACTGGCCGGCCGCACCGGCATGCTGGACCGTGCCGCGCTGTTCCTGGTCGACGGTCGCGACGTAACCAGCGCCAGCGTGGGCACCGGCCTACCGATCAACCGCAGCGTGGTGGGCCGCAATGTGATGGCCCGGCAGGACCAGGTTTATGCCAGCCAGCTGCGCCGCGACGTGCTCGCCACCGTGCAGGCTGGCGCGAGCATCACCCGACTGCGTCGCCACAACGCGCAAGGCATCGAGGGCGGCTACGACCGCGCGGCCTTCGCGCAGCGCACCGGTCCGAACCGCTGGCTCGTGCTGTCCGCCTCCAGCGGGCTTCTCCTTCCCCCCAATTTCCAGGCGCTGAACTGATGGCCGGTCTGCATCCCTTCGATTTTCTCGATCTCGGCCAGAACCGCCTACCGTTCCGCATGCAGGTGGCCGCCAATCGCAACATTGCCGCCCTGGTGGCTCATATCGAGAAAGCCGGCCTGCGCCCCAGCGTGCATCGCGATCTGCAGGCTGCCGCCGATCTGTGGCGCAGCGATCCGAAAAACCCGCCGCTCTCGGTGCTTGCCAATCCCGAGCTGCAACGGCCGCTGCCCGACCGCTCGACCATGGCGGTGCTGCTGTATCGCAGCGGCGAGCCGGTCGGCTGCATCGTCCAGCGCCGCATCTGGGTCTGGAACCTGGTCGAGGATATGCGCCGTCTGGCCTTCTGGTTCCCGGGCATCGACGAGCCGCCGGAGGGTTACCGCTGCGATGTGTCGCTTGATAGCGACCTTCTACAATTCCGAGAAGGCGCGGTGGTCTATTCCTGCTGTCTCTATGTGCGACCCGACGCGCAGGCGAATTTTATGCGGGTTGCGATGGCCCGTCTCAGCCATGCGCTCTGCGCCCAGCACTGGGGCTGGAATCTGCTGATCGGTCGGGCGCGCTGCGCTGTGGCGGCCAAGCTGGCCTTCCGCGACTGGGGAGCCACCGGGGTCTGTAATGGCGTCTACCTGCTCGGCCCGGGCTGCGACGACCACTCCGGGCATCCGCATTACGTCGCCTGGATGAAGCGTGAAACCTTAGAGGAGCAACTGGCCGATACATGGTACGGCCAGCCGGGCACGTCCATCGACACGCCGGTCGAATTCCGGCCCGCCCGCGCCGCGCGCGCGGCTGCCCCATCCGCCCAACTGGAGGACGCCGCATCGTGAGCGCTGACGTGATCGATTTTGCCACAGCCGCGTCGGTGGCGGGTGCGTCCGCCGGCTTCCATGAAGCGGTGGCGGCGCATGTGCATCGCTTTTCCGAGGCACCGATTGGCGCGCGCATCGTCTACCACACCGGCTATCTGGCCCCGACGGGTGCCATTGCGGTCGCGGCCTATGACTGCGATCGGCGCGGCATCGGTCTGCTGTTCCAGCGGGTGACCGGCAAGACCTCGCGCGGCCAGTTCCGCGAGTTCGAATACATCCTGGTCCGCTGCACCCGCGCCACCGCGCAGGCGCTGCGCCAGACCGCGTTGCTTGCCCCCAGCAAGAAGGACTGATCCGATGCGTTCAACCCGTTCCATTGCCATGCTCGCGGCTGCGGGCGCCATGATTGCCAGTGCCTCAGCAACCATGCTGCAGCCGGCCCGCAACAGCCTGTCGGTGCTCCGTCCGGAGCCGCCGCGGATCGCTGCGCCGGCTTATGCAATCAAGTCCGATCGGCTAAACCGGAAGCTCGCTGAGCGCAAGCGTCGCAAGGCGCGCCGCCGCATGGAAGCGGCTGAGCGCCACCGCCCGGGGCGCCAGAAAAGCTCAGCCCAGTCCGCGCTTCAGCGTGTGCTCAATGCCATGACCAACCACGAGCGGCATTGCTGGTCGCGGCACTGCGGCAACGACAGGACGAAGCGCAAGGACATCGAGATTGCCAAGCAGTTTCTGAACCCGCTCGGCCAGGTCATGTCCGCGCGATCGGGTACGCCGGTCACGCGCCGTGGCGTCACCATCGAAGTGCGGAGCGCCAGCTAGGGCGGCCTTTTCTCCGCAGTTGTCACAGGTTCCACGCAGAGGCAGTCATGGCCAAGAAGCTCAACTCAGGCAATTTCTCAACCGAACAGCTGAACCAGTTGGTCGCGCGCATCGAACGGCTCGAAGAAGAGAAGAAGGCGATCGCCGACGATATCAAGGAAGTCTACGCCGAGGCCAAGGCGCATGGCTTCGATATCAAGATCCTCCGCCAGACCATCCGGTTGCGGAAATTGGACAAGGCGGACCTGGCCGAGCAGGAGCAACTGCTTCAGGTCTACATGGAAGCCCTCGGCATGTTGGCGGATACGCCGCTTGGCGAAGCGGCCGTCGCAGCCGATCTGCCGGAAGTCCGCAAGATGCGGGCATCCATCGCCAAGGGCGAAGTTACGGTCGAGGTCGGCAATACCCGATTGCAGGCTGACGGCACCGGCGGCGTTGCTTCGGTTCCAGCCAGCGAGCCGCACCCGCACAAAGGCGCACGCGGCAGTGGTCTGGTCGGCAAGATACACGACAAGCTGGTCGAAGCGGGCATGCAGCATCTGGGCGGCAACCAGTATGCACCGCCCGGCTCCATGGCAGCTGAGATTGCCGCGTTGGCTGATGCCCATGGCGCGTCACCTGAGGTGAAGGATATTGCCATCCGCACCGCCAAGCTCGCCGAAACAGACCCGCAAGGCGCGGCCGCTGTGGTTGCCACGGTGCATGCGCTCGCGACCCATCCGGAAGCGGAGGCGGCGCAGTGAAGAAGCGGGTGAAGAAGCCAGTCAATCGCGAGGAAGACCAGCTGCAGAAGATGCAGGTGGAATACCTGGAAATCCTGCGCGCCCAGGGCCGGCTTGAATATTTCGCCGTGCCCAATGGCGGTCTGCGCAGCCCGCGCGAAGCCGCGATCATGAAGGGCCTCGGTACCCGCGCTGGCGTTCTCGACCTGGTCATTCTCTGGAGCATTCCGTTCGGTGGCCCGCAAGGTACACCGCTGCCGGCCATGGGCTTCATCGAGAACAAGTCCGAGAAGGGCGTGCTGTCTTTGGAGCAAAAGGCATGGATCCAGTGGCTCACCGGCCACGGCCATCGCACCGCCGTGGTGCGGACCTTCTCGCAGTTCCTGCAGACGCTGGAAGACTGGCGGCTGATCAGCACGGCCGAGCGCGGCGCGCGGGAGTATGCGGTTTGACCGAGACCTATCAGGACTTCATCCGCGCCAAGGCCAAGGTCGCGCGCCAGCAGGGCTTCGAGGTTGATCCGGACGAGATCAATCCGGCACTGAAGCCGCATATTCAGGCCATTGTGCCATGGATGCTGTCGGGCGGCCGGCGCGCCTTCTTCGGCCGCTTCGGCATGCAGAAGACCACCGCGCATCTGGAATGCATGCGCCTGGTCATGCGCCATTTCGACGGCCCGACCCTGATCGCGCTGCCGCTGGGTGCGCGCCTGTCCTTCTTCCGTGACGCCGCGGAATATTTCTCCGGCGATTACGCCATCCGGATCAAGTTCATCCGGTCGAATGACGAGATTGACCTCGATGCGATCAACCTGACCAACTTCGAGAGCATCCGCGAAGGCAAGGTCGATCCAGGCCTGTTCGTCGCCGCCAGCCTGGACGAGGCGGATATCCTGCGCAGCTTCGGCGGCACCAAGACCTTCCGCGAGTTCATGCGGGTGTTCCAGGACGTCGAATATCGCTTCGTGGCGACCGCGACGCCGGACCCGAACGAGTATGTCGAACTGCTGGCTTATGCCGACTTCCTCGGCGTGATGGAGACGGGCGAAGCGAAGACCCGGTTCTTCAAGCGCGACAGCACCAAGGCCGACAAACTCACCATCCATCCCCACAAGGAGCGGGAATTCTGGCTCTGGGTGGCATCGTGGGCGCTCTTCCTGCAGAAGCCGTCCGACCTGGGCCCGCAGTTCAGCGACGAAGGCTACGATCTGCCGCCGCTGGATATCCGCTGGCACGAGGTCCCGACCAACCACGCCACGGCCGCGCCGAGCCGGGACGGGCATGGTGCGCTGTTCAAGGACACCGCCACGAACCTGGCCGATGCCGCGCGCGAAAAGCGCGAAAGCCTGCCGGCGCGCATTGCCAAGGTGATGGAGATTCGGGCCGAGCAGCCCGAGGCCCATCGCATCCTGTGGCACGACCTGGAAGACGAGCGGCGCGCACTGGAGAAGGCCATTCCCGGCCTGGCCACGGCCTACGGGTCGCAGGATATCGAGGAGCGGGAGCGGATCCTGTCCGACTTCTCGGCCGGCACCATCCCCGAGCTGGGCGGCAAGCCCATGCAGATCGGCGCCGGCGGCAACTACCAGTCCTTCTGCTGGTGGGCCGTGTTCGCCGGCATCGGCTTCAAGTTCAAGGACATCATCCAGGCGGTTCACCGCATCCAGCGCTATGGCCAGCGGTTTCACCTGTTCCCGGCCGGTGCCGATCGCCAGCCCGCTGTCCGGCTCGACTTCATCTACACGGAGGCCGAGCGCGGCATCCGGCGCGTGCTGGAGGAGAAGTGGCAGCGCTACGAAGAGCAGGCGGCGAATATGTCCGCCCTGATCCGGGAATACGGCTTGGCGCACCAGGATATTGCCTCTGCCCTGCAGCGGAGCATCGGCGTCGAGCGGGTCGAAGCCGTCGGCCAGGCCTGGCGGGCGATCAACAACGACACGGTCGAGGAAACCGCCTCGATGCCGGACAACAGCGTCGGGCTGATCCTCTCCAGCATCCCCTTCGCCACCCAGTACGAGTACACACCGAGCTATAACGATTTCGGCCATACCGACGACAACGCGCATTTCTGGCGGCAGATGGATTACCTCACGCCGAACCTGCTGCGCGTGCTGCAGCCGGGCCGGGACTGCGTCATTCATGTGAAGGATCGCATCGTGCCGGGCGGCATGACCCGGCTGGGCTTCCAGACCGTGCAGCCATTCCACGCCGAGACGATCGAGCATTTCACCTCGCACGGTTTTGCCTATCTCGGCATGAAGACCATCACCACCGATGTCGTGCGCGAGAACAACCAGACCTATCGGCTCGGCTGGTCAGAGCAGTGCAAGGATGGCAGCCGCATGGGCTGCGGCATGCCGGAATACCTTATGCTGTTCCGCAAGCCACCATCCGATAGCAGCAGCGGCTATGCCGATGTGCCGGTGGTGAAGGAAAAGCCACTCTGCGACGACCCGGGCAACTCGGCCGGGGGCAAGCCAGCGCCATTCGACAAGAAGACCAACTGGAAGCAGCCGGTGCCCGGTACTGGCTATTCCCGAGGCCTCTGGCAGCTGGATGCCCACGGCTTCATGCGCAGCAGCGGCGACCGCCTGCTGTCCTCGGCCGAGCTGATGGCGCTGCCGCATGACCAGCTGTTCAAGCTATGGCGGGAGCGTTCGCAGGAGGCGGTCTACAACTTCGCCGGCCATGTGGCGATCACCGAGGAAATGGATCGCCTTGGCAAGCTGCCCAGCACCTTCATGCTCTGGCCACCACATTCCTGGCATCCCGATGTCTGGACAGACGTCACCCGCATGCAGACCCTGAACGGGGCTCAGCATGCCGCCGGCCGGGAGATGCATCTCTGCCCGCTGCAGTTCGACATCGTCGATCGCGTCATCGTGCAGATGAGCAACCCGGGCGACGTTGTCTTCGATCCCTTTGGCGGCCTGATGACCGTGCCTTTGCGCGCGATCATGCACAAGCGCCGTGGCCTCGGGGTTGAACTCAACCAGGGCTATTTCCGCGACGGCGTCGAATACCTCCGCCGCTTCGAGGCGAAGATCGACACGCCGACGCTGTTTGACATCCTCTCGGTGGAGGCGGCAGCGGAATGAAGGCGCGCCAGAAGAAGATCCTCGTCGCCGATCTGCTCTGCGGTGCTGGCGGTTCGTCCACCGGTTGCGAGCGCGCACTGGCCGAACTCGGACTGCAGATGGAGCTGGTCTGCGTCAATCACTGGGGCGTCGCGATCGAGACGCACAAGAAAAACCATCCCGAGGCCCGCCATTACGTGCAGGACATCGCGACTGTCCGACCGCACCTGCTGGTGCCCGAGGGGTATCTCGACCTGCTGATGGCCTCGCCGACCTGCACGCACCACTCGGTTGCGCGTGGCGGGAAGCCAACCAGCGATCAGCAGCGCAGCGACCCCTGGCACATCATCACCTGGCTGACCGAGCTGCGGGTGAAGCGCCTGATCATCGAGAATGTCTGGGAGTTCATCGGCTGGGGCCCTGTCGATGCCCGCACTGGCCGGCCGCTCAAGTCCCGCAAGGGCGAATACTTCAACGCCTGGATCGACACGCTGCGGCGGCTGGGCTTCGAGCCGGAATGGCGCAAGCTGAATGCCGCGGACTATGGCGATGCCACCACCCGCCGCCGCTTCATTCTCATGGCGCGCAGCGACCGTAAGCGGGTGGCCTGGCCGGCCATCACGCATGTGCAGAAGGCCAATGCAGGCCTTGAACTCTTCCCCACCGCGCAGCAGTGGAAACCGGCGCGCGAGATCATCGACTGGAACCTGAAGGGCAAGTCGATCTTCAACCGCAAGAAGCCGCTGGCGCCCAAGACCTTGGCGCGCATCTATGCCGGTGCGGTGAAGTTCGGCTGGCCGGAGCCGTTCCTGGTCATCCTGCGCAACCACATGGCCGGCCAGAGCGTGGATGGCCCGCTGCCCACCATCGCGGCAAATGGAAAGCATATTGGGCTGGCGCAGCCTGTCGTGGTGCGAACCAATATGCATGGCAGGAAATCCCCGGGCGCGAGAGGCTCCGAGGATCCTTTGATGACTATCACCACCGACGGCGGCATTGCCTTCGCTGAGCCGGTGATCGTGTCTACCGCCCATGGCGTCGATGCAGACGACCCGAACCCACACGGACGCCGGGTTAAGGATATCAACGAACCGTTGGGAGCGCTCCATGCAGGCGGCGGAAATTTCGCCGTTGCTGAGCCTATCATCCTCTCCAACCAGAACAGCGGTGCGCCCAGGTCGACCGAGGAACCGCTGCCGACGATCACCACGGGTGGATCGGCGAGCGACAAGCGGCAGGGCTGCGCGAGGCCGATGCTGGCCCAGCCTGTCATCATGAACGGGCGCAAGGGCAACCAGGCCCTTGGGGTCAATGAAGCGCCGATCCCGACGCTCGATACCAAGGGCGGCGTCTGGCTGGCCGAGCCGTTCATCCTCGGCCGGAATGGTGCCGAGGGTGGCGAGGCGGCCCGGCGCGCGCATTCCGTCGACAAGCCCATGCCGACCAGCACCAACCGCGGCGCAGGCTATGTGGTCGAACCCTTCATCCTGTCCCGCCAAAGCGAGGGCGCGCCGCGTGGCGTCGACGAACCGATGCCCACCCAGACGGCTGTGCATTCCCCTGTGCTGATCTCGCCTTACTACGGCACCGGGAGCGGGGAGACCTGCAACAGCGCCGAAGAGCCGCTTCCGACTGTCACCAGCAAGGGTCGCTTCGGAATGGTGGTGCCGGTCACACACAGCCAGGGCGGCAACAAGAGCCGTTCCGTCGATGAACCGATTCCGACGCTGACCACTGCCAAGGGTGGCGAACTGGCATTCGTCACAGCTCAGTTCGGCGAGAGAGACGGCCAGGCGCCACGTGTGCATGACCTGGCTGAACCGGCCCCAGTCGGCGTCACACTGGGTAAGGGGCTGCTGATCGAGCCGACGGCCGAATTCGACATTTTGTTCCGGATGCTCGAGCCGCACGAGCTGGCGGCCGCGATGGGCTTCAATGGCGATGGCGAGACCTACGAGTTCGCCGGCACGAAGACGCAGCAGATCAAGCAGATCGGCAATGCCGTCTCGGTGAAGAAAATGAAGGCCTGCGTCGCCGCCATTATGGCCGATGCCGCGCCGGCCAACGCTGCGCCTAAAACCCTGAGCGAGGCCGCGGAATGAGTGACAATTACGGATTCCGCGATCTGATGGGCAAGCAGCAGCTTCTGGATGCGGCTCGCTCGGAACATTCCGCTGCCGTCTTCTTCGGTGACGACCAGCTGGTGACCGCGGCTCGCGAGAAGGCGCATCAGCAGCTGGATGCCGTGCTGGATGCCCAGGAAGCCCAGATCATCGGCCATATCAAGAGGCTGCCATGACGCCGGCGGCCGTCTATCACGCCCAGGAAGTGGTGCGCCTGATCGGCGCCACCCGCTGCGACCTTTCCGACGAGAAGCGTACCCAGGCCGATATCGCTACCGCGCTGACCGCCGCAGGCATCCCCTTCGCCCGTGAGCACCGCTTCAGCCCGGGCGATGTGGTCGATTTCCTGGTGCGCGAGAGCGTGGCGGTAGAGGTGAAGCTGAAGCACGCCCGCAAGAAGGACGTGTTCCGTCAGCTGGAGCGATACGCGGCGCACGAGACTTGCCAGGTCCTGGTGCTGGTCACCGGCCTGCACATGGGCCTTCCGCGCGAGATCCTCGGGAAGCCGGTCTATGTCGCAAGTCTGGGGAGGGCATGGTTGTGACCCGGACCTATGGCAGCATGGGGCTCGACACCGTAAAGCAGCGCTGGGTGATCGACGCGCTTGAGCCGCATGTCGCCATCCGGCTGAAGCAGCTCTTCCCCAGCATTCCGAAGGGCACCGCCGCACCGTTCTGGCTAAATCGCAGCCCGGTCACCGATGCCGATCTCGACTGGTTTACCTCTCGCTATCCATTCCGGATGTCGGACGCGGACCTGCAGGCGATGAAGAACGGCCGGCTAGGCTTCGAGCAGATGCAGGCCGAGATGGGACGCATCATGCTGCCGGGGTACGAGCCGCCAGTGGTCACCGGCCTGCGTGAAGGTCAGGTAATCCGGCAGTACCAGGTGCAGGCGATCGAGGTGCTGCGCCGGCGGCAGATGCTCCTGCTGGGCGACGAAGGCGGCCTCGGCAAGACCTACACAGCGGCCGGCTTCCTCTGCACCGTGCCCGAGGCACTGCCAGCGGCGGTTGTCTGTGACGCCCACATGACCGCGCAGTGGAAGGAGAAGATCGAGGCCTTCACGCATCTGCGGGTGCATATCATCAAGAAGACTAAGCCTTACGACCTGCCACCGGCCGATGTCTATGTGTTCGGAATCGGCAAGGTTCATGGCTGGGCCGATATCTTCGCCACCGGCTTCTTCAAGGCCGCCGTTTACGACGAACCGCAGTCGCTGCGCGCCGGCACCGAGACGGCCAAGGGCAAGGCCTGTGCCGTGCTGTCGGCGAATGTCAGCTATCGTCTCGGGCTGACCGCCACGCCTGTCTACAACTACGGCGACGAAATGTGGCGGATCATGCATTTCATCGATCCGGTGGTTCTGGGCGACTGGTGGGACTTCATCCGGGAGTGGTGCACGCCGATCGGCAACGGAAAGTACCGGATCAACGAGCCCAAGGCTTTGGGCAGCTTCCTGCGCGAGCAGTTCGCCATGATCCGCCGCCTGAAGTCCGATGTCGGCCAGGAACTGCCGAAGGTCTCGCGCATCGTCGAGCATGTCGATTACGACCGCAAAGAGGTCGAACGGGTCGAGGATTTGGCGCACCAGCTGGCCATCAAGGCCACGACCGGCACGTTCATCGAGCGCGGCAGCGCGGCGCGCGACCTTGACATCATGATGCGGCATGCGACCGGCGTGGCCAAGGCCGCGACCGTCGCCATGTTCACCCGGATGCTGGTGGAGGCTGGCGAGCCGGTGGTGCTCTGGGGCTGGCATCGCGAGGTCTACGAGATCTGGAACCGCGAATTGGCCGATCTCCACCCGGCCATGTACACCGGCACCGAGAGCGTCACCGGCAAGGGCCGCAGCAAGGATGCCTTCCTGGCCGGCGAGACCAACCTGCTGATCATGTCGCTCCGATCCGGTGCCGGCGTGGACGGCCTGCAGTATCGTTCCTCGACCGGCGTGTTCGGTGAACTCGACTGGTCGCCCGGCATTCACCAGCAGTGCATCTGGCGGCTCGACCGCGAGGGTCAGGTCAACCCGGTCACCGCATTCTTCCTAGTCACCGACGACGGCTCTGACCCGCCGATGATGGATGTGCTCGGCATCAAGGCCTCCGAGGCCCAGCAGATCGTTGATCCACATCTCGGCGCGCAGTTGGTCGACACGGACACCACCAATCTCCGCCGCCTGGTGGACCGATACCTCAAGAAGAAGCGGGGGGCGGTATGACCCATCCAGCCTCCGTCTCACTGTGGCGCGATCGCAATCGGCTCCTCCAGCAGGCTTTTTTGGGCGCGGATCACGTCCAGCCGCGCCTGATGCAGTTCGGGGATGCGGTAAATCAGGGCGTCGACATCGGCCAAGATTTCTTCTGCGACCGGCGTTACTTCGCTCGGATACTTCTTGGCCCTGGCGATCACCCTGTTGAAATGGGTTGCCGCCGAGATCAGGCGCCCCAGCATGATGACAGCATCAGGAGAGAGGCCTGCGATCGAGGTCTGGTTGCCGTTGAGGTTCAGCCGCTCCGGGATATTCAGGCTTGGCGCTATTTCCAGCCGATCTGGGCTTTTGAGGTAGACCATCACGGCACCGCGAATGGTCGCAAATGTGTTCTGGTACGCCGCCAGCACGGCCATCTGTGCCAAGAGGTTGGTCTCCATGTCGGAGAGTTCTCGCAGGCGTTCCTGCCGCAGCGATACCTGCAGTTGGTATTCCGCAGTGGCCACCTGACGATCCGCAGCAGCAACCTGCTCGGCAGCAGCATTGCGGGTCGCTCTTATCGTCGCCCATGCCGCAAGGCCCGCCACTATCGCCGCAACAGCTCCCCCCCATCCCTGTTGCCAGTCATACAGAACCCGCATGAGACCCGCGTATCCCGTCTTCGGGTCGAGGGTCACCGCGGCCGCATCCACCGCGCGGGTATCCAGAAAAACCGCGGTAAGGACGATCGCTCCGAACAGAGAGATCAGGGTCGCCAGCAATGCGCCGGCGACCATAAGCAGCCACTTCATAAGTACCTCCCCCCAGCCACCAGCCTTGGAGCTTAACATGGAAGCCCCCAGCTTACCCATGGCCATACCGACACAGCCGAACGCACCGCCGCGCCCCACCGGCCGCGACCCGGCCATCCGCCGCGAGGGAGCTAGGGCAGCGCTGCCTGAGCTCCGTCGCTGGCTGAAGGACGACAAGACGACCGACGACGATCTGCTCGATGATCTGGTCTCGGTAATGGGCCTGCATGACGGATACGAGCGCGCACGGGAATTCGAGCGGCGTCTCGGATATTCGCCCGATGAAGATCTGGTTGAAATCCTGGGCAACTTGAACTGCTGGCGCGCCGAGCGTGCCGCAGTCGCCGCCTGGGTCGAAGCCAATGGCATCCGGCCGGTGTATCCGCATGGCTATCGTGTGGTTTGGACCCGGAATGGCGGTAAGGCCGGCTGCATCTCGAGCATCGATGAGGCGCAAGGAACCTATGCAGTACTGCTGGATGAGAACCTCGACCAGGCGGCAAAGAAGGGGATCGGCCACATCGGCTATACCGTGGTCTTCGAAGACGTCACGGCCGAACTCTGGTGCTGTCACATCAAGGGGCCGGACGATGTAATCGCCTGCGATGATCATCTGCATGCCGTGCGGCTGGCGAAGCTGATCAACGAGTCAGCCGGCAAGCACGCCGCCGAACTTGATGTTATGTTCGAGGCATGCGCAGCCGTCTGGCCGCACTCAGCCGAAGCACATGCCCGCAGCCTCGGAGAGCCGTCGGTCGACTACGCCCGCGCTCTGGTCGCGACCCGCGTCACCAACGCGATGCGCGACATCATGCTGGAACGTCGGCGGCAGATGGTGGCCGAGGGATGGGACCCGTCCCACGATGACGAACACGGCGATGGCAGCCTGCTTCGTGCAGCTGTTCTTTATTTCCACCATGCCACCAAGTTCGAAGGCCTCACTTATCAGGGTGTCGATGGGCCGCCGACCGGCTGGCCCTGGGAGCGCCACTGGTGGAAGCCGAAGGCCCCGCGTCGTGATCTGGTGCGGGCCGGCGCTCTCTGCTTGGCCGAGGAGGAGAGACTGCAGCGAGCAGGCGCTCGGACAGGCCATGTCATCCAGAAGCTCGGGCTGATCGTCGACGCGCTGGAAGCGATCGACGCCGGCGGAGCCGCAGCATGAGCTACGCAACAATGGACCATGCTAAGTGGGCCGAGCAGAACAATGCGGCCGGCCGGCGCATTCACAAAAAGCCACGATATAGCAAGCGCGGTGGGCACAAGGTCACCGAGGAAGCCGGCGAACTGCTGCAGGTGCTTGGCAAACTGGGGCCGTTCCCGTCCGGTGCGCATCCGGATGGCAGGGGTGACCTAAGAGGCCGCCTCGAGGAAGAGATCGCCGATGTCGAAGCGGCACTTGCCTATTTCGCGGTCAGGAACGGGCTCGACCTGAAGAAGATACAGCAGCGCAGGCTGATGAAAATCGCCCGCTTTAACCACTGGGACCTGACCGGCGTCCCAGCTGATCAGGAACCGCAGTCATGATTGATCGGTATATTGACTATCTCAAACCATTCGACCATTCGCCGATATCGCCGGCGCGCCCCGGCTTCGTGGCCGAGCAGGTCTATGTTGATCATTGGAAGGCCTTAATGGCCAAGCCCCACCACGTCTACAACTGCGCCAACGGCCAGCTTGTCAACATCCTGATGCACATCCGAGGGCATATCACTCAGCGATCGGCTGCTGTCGCAGCAACCTTCGTCATGTGGCAGGGCTGCAACGCTGGCAGCAGCATCGCCGCTGCGGCAGACAGGGCGGAAGCTGCTGGGGTGTCGGGTGAGGTGGCCTTCCTTGGCGCTTGGTCCTACGCCAACAAGCGCCATAGCCACTGCGGCGACGGTCATCGAATGATCGAGAGTATGTTAGCGCCCCGGGATCACTGGGGGAGCTACGGGCAGCACGGGCATATGACCTTGGTCAAGCTGCCGAAACTCACGATGGACGACTACGAGGTATGCGACCACGTGGCCTGCTGGCTGGGCTCACCGATAGGCAAAGACTTTCGTCAAAGAGCTGAGGCAGAGATCAGCATCAGGCGGGATGCCGTCGCCAGACACGAACTCCAGCGTGCCCGTCAAGCGGTCAGCGCATGACCTTCACCGCCCCGATTCCGCGCACCCCCTTCTGTGACGCCGTCGAAGTCGCCGCCCAGCACTGTCGCCACGAAGAGGCCCTAGGGCGCACGCCCAGCCAGGTGATCCGCTCGATCGGCCGGCATGATAGCGGCGGCGCCGATTGGCACGATGCCAGGCGCATCCTGGCCGATGCTTGGATCGAGATGCTTGTTCAAAGTTCCAGCGAGGACCCTTCCTGATGCCGCGTATTCGCTCAGTCCATCCCGGTTTCTTCACCGATGACGCCTTCTGCGAACTGTGCGAGGCAGCGCAGATCTTCTACATCGGCATCCTGACCGAGTGCGACGATCAAGGCATGTTCGAATGGAAGCCCGGCCAGTTGAAGCGCCGCCTTCGCTCGGGCAAGGACGGCGATGTAACCCCGCTGCTGGAGGAACTCGTTCGGCTTAATTGTATCCGCAGGGTGGAAATTGCCGGCCGTGAATATGGCGCAGTTCGGAACTTCAGGAAGTATCAGCGGCCGAAAAAGCCGAACGCGGTTCACCCCATCAATGACGAGTTGCGAACCTACGTCGCTTTAAGTGTCGCCAGTTCCGAACCGGAAGACGATGAAGCAGGAGAACAGGCGGAACTGGGCTTGCAGAGGGAGGAGGGAGGAGGGAGGAGAAAGGGTAAATCCTCACTACGTTCGGATTACCCCGAGGCGTTCGAAGCGATTTGGTCAAGTTTGCCGAAGCGCAGCGGATCGAACGACAAGAAGCTCGCCTTCGGTGCGTGGAAAGCCCGGCAGGACGAAGGCCACACCGTCGAGGAAATGCAAGCGGGCGCTGAGCGTTACGCCAGATGGTGCCGCGCCACCGGCAAGGAGAACACCGAGAAAGTCCTGCAGGGCGCGACCTTCCTGGGCCCTGCCGATCCACCGCATTTTGCCAATGACTGGCCTGTGCCGGGTCAGGTTGCAGCGGTATCTGCCGCGCCGTTGCCCTGCCACGACAGCCTGCTGCCATGGCGAGAGCGCATCATCGGCGCGTTCGGCGTGCCTTGCTGGAACAGCTGGTTCGCCAACTGCGAGGTTTCCAGGGTCGGGGATGACTTCACGCTCTTCGCTCCGACCAGACCGCGCGCCGACTACATCCGCAACAATTATTCCGGACCTATCGACCTGGTCTTCGGTGGCCGCGTGCTGATCTGCCAGGCCAAGGCAAAGGACGCCGCGGCATGAATGCGATGTTTCCTGGTTGGCTGCGTGCCTTTGGCCCACGGCAGCCCCGCAGTTCTCTGGGACGCCATGCGGCCGTCTCTCCCATGTCGCCCGAAGAATTCTCGGCGCTGCGCTGCATGGCCTGGACCGAGCGCGGCATCATCGTGATCAGCATCGACGAGGTGGCCGATGACTGGCTGAAGCAGGCGCTGATCAACCTGGCCACCAAGCTGTTCGGCAAGAGGATGAAGAAATGACCCAGCGCAACAAAGGCGGCCGTCCGGCTAAGCCCATCGAGATGCCCGATATCCCCAAGCAGGAACGGCCGGCTGCTGACGGGCTGGTCTGGTATCTGACCCAGGCCAAGCGGACGGATGGGGCTTTCATTCAGGATCTGGTCAAGCGTCTGATTGGACAGGGGTATGCGGCCTGGTGCCCGTATGGCCTGGTCACCCGCAGCCATGCCGGCAAGAAGACCATCAAGCTGGAGCCGTTATTCGCGCCGTTGATCTTTGTCGGCCTGCAGGTTGGTCAGCAGGGTATCGCCACGATGACCAAGACGATCGGCGTGGTCGACGTGGTGCGAAGCGACACCCGCAAACCCCTGTCTATCTCTGCCCACGAGCTCGGCAAGCTCTGGGACGATCTCCAGGAACACGGTGGGGCGCGCCCTCTGCAGCCACCATCGCGCCGGCCATGGTTCAAAGAAGGCGATGCGGTGAAGATGAAGGACAGCATGTGGGCTGGCATGGAGGGCGTATTTAGTTGGTGTCGTGGCGAACGCGTCAAAATCTTGCTTGACACGGTGGGCGGGGTGATTCATGTAGAGACCACGCTCGACAAACTGGTGCGAGCGTGATGAACGGCCGGGGAGGTTTTTCACCCGCCGTTTCTCGGTTATGGCGAAACCTCGCCGCCGAGGCTTTCTCTCTTTCCATTCCGCGTCGATTAGAAGGCCGCACAGAGGCAGCAGCATTGCGCGCTGTCCCCTCAGCAGCCACCGCGCGCAAGCTGCGCCAGCGGGCCAGCGTGAGTCGATGCGACGCCATCTTGACGGCAGGCCGGGGGCCCCTGACACCCCCCGGGGCATGCGGGCGGGGTCGCCTACCGCGTCAAAACACCGAGCATGGGGTCCGAAAACCGGGTAACAGGGCCTGAGGTAACACGATGGCCCTCGTTTCCCAGGCCAAATATGCCGAGTTGCACGGTGTCTCGCGCAAAACGGTCACGAAGTGGAAAGCTTCGGGTTATCTGACCCTTACGGACAGTTTCGTAGACGTAGAAGCCTCGGATATTCGGCTGAAAGAGTTCGGCCTCGGCCGCTTCGCCAAAACTGTTACCCCCTCGAAGGGTAACAAGCAGGGTAACAGCCGGCCTGCCAGCAACACCGGCACGAAACCAGCGCCAAGTAAGCCGCCGCCGCGACCCAAGACTGGCGACGAGGAAGAAGACCTCGGCAGTACCGACCTTGATCTTCTGCCCGCTGATTTTCTCGAAGGGCTGCTGGCTGGTCGCGTGCAGCCGATGCCGATCGCCGAGCGGCTCAAGGAAAATGGCCTGGCCGGCCAGCGTCTCCTCGAGATGCTCAAGAAGGCCGGCCTGCAGGTCGACCTGCCCGATGCCGAGGAAGTGTTTTTCGAGCAAGCCCGGTCCAACCGTGATGCCTGGCTGAATTGGCCGACAAGGGTCGCGCCAATGTTGGCCGCCGATCTGGGTATCGATGCCAGCGTGCTTACGGAGCATCTGATCAAGCATGTCCAGCAACACCTTGGCGAACTCGGCGAGCCAAACGCCGATTTCGGCGGACAGGGAAGCGAAGCGTGAACGACTGAGGGCGGCCTGGCGTCGCGGCATGACGCCGCCGCCGCGTATCAGCGTACCGGACTGGGCTGATCGCTACCGGTTCCTCGCACGAGAGGCCGGCAGCACGTCAGGTCGGTTCCGGACCAGCCAGGTGGAAATCGCCCGCGGGCCTATGCTGGCGGTGACCGAACCCGGTGTGCGCACCATCACGGTGATGTGTGCCACCCAGCTGCTGAAGACCACGCTGCTGGAGAATGTATTCGGGTTTCATGCCCACCTGGATCCTTGCCCGATCCTGCTGGTGCAGCCCAAAGATGATGCGGCCGAAGCGTTCAGCAAGGAACGCATCCTGCCGATGATCAAGGCCACGCCCGTTTTGCGAGGCCTGATTTCGTCGAACCGCAGGAAGGCCGACAAGGTCGGGCGCGAGCAGCGCTACATTGACAAGGAGCCGGAGAACACCCTCACGTTTCTGAGGTTCCCCGGTGGATTTCTGGCCCTGACCGGCGCCGGTAGCCCGGATAACCTGGCACGCCGTCCAGTCAAGAAGGTTCTTTACGACGAGATCGACAAGTACGCGCCGACGAAGGAAGGCAACACGCTCGCGCTGGGCGATGAACGCCTCGCCACCTTCACCGGCGGACAATCGATCCGGGCATGCTCGCCAACGATTGAAGAAGAGAGCGAGATCGAGAACAGCCACGCGCACTCTGATCAGCGCAAGGCATCGGTCAGTTGCCCGCATTGCAGCCATCGCCAGTTCCTCGATTTCTTCCAGCATGTTGATTGGGAGAAGCACAAGGATGAAGCCGGCGAGACGCTCGAACATCTGACAGGCACCGCCCAGCTGTTCTGCGAGGCCTGCCGCGAGCCATGGTCAGAAGGTGACCGGCTTCGTGCGCTGCAGACGATCCGCTGGCACCAGACGCGCACGTTTCGCTGCTGCGGACAGGTTCATTCGCCGCTTGACGCCTACTCCCGCGCATGGCGCGGCGGGGCAGACCTCGCGGAAGCCCCGGTCGATACGGTCTGGGATTGGTGGATAGAGGAAAGCCCCAGCCCGCGCTGGGCTGTGTACCGCGCAAAATGCCCGAGTTGTGGCGAGTGGGGTGTCTCGAACGATCATGCCGGCTTCCAGGCCGGCAAGCTGTACAGCCCCTGGGATCGGGACAGGCCTTCGGCACAGGCGCGCAAGTGGATCGACGCGCAGGGCGACGACACCATGCTACAGGCCTGGTGGAACACCCAGCAGGGTCTACCGCATCGGCCGAAAGTCGGCCGGGAAATGCGGGCGAGCAGGATGCTCGAGCGCCGCGAAGTCTGGGCAGGCCAGGTGCCTGCCGGCGCGGCTGTACTGACCGCGGCGGTCGATACTCAGGATGATCGCCTCTGCCTTGAAGTTGTGGCCTGGGGTCCCGGCGAGGAAAGCTGGTCGATCCTGTACACCGAGATCGAGGGCGATCCCGACGAGGACGAAGTCTGGCAGCAGCTGGACGAGATCCTGCAGCGCCCGCTCTATCGCGCCGATGGCCGGCCATTCGTGATCGCAGCAACCTGCGTCGATTCCGGCGGTCACCATACGCAGAAGGTCTATGCCTTCTGTCGCGCGCGCCGCAACCGCAAGGTCTGGGCGATCAAGGGCGCCAGCGAGCGCGGCGGCACCAGAACGCCTGTCTGGCCGCCGGTGAAGCTGAACAGAAAGTATTCGCGCGACTACAAGCCGGTGATCATCGGCACCAATGCCGCGAAGGACCGCATCTCGGCTTGCCTGCAGATCGATACTTCGGGCCCAGGCTACATGCATTTCCCCGCCGAGCGCGATGCGGGCTATTTCGCGCAACTGGCCGAGAGCAACAGGCTGGTGGTCAAAAAGGTCGGCGGGCGCTCTTTCCGCATCTGGGAAAAGAAGCGGGACCATGCCGACGAAGCGCTCGATTGCCGCGTCTATGCCTATGCAGCGCTCTGGGGGCTGATCGTCATGCACAAGCTTGATCTGGCCCGCGAGGCAGAGAAGGTCGGCGCCACCGAAACACCGGTGATCCGTGCCGGCACCTCGGAAGCCCAGCGCCTTGAAGCCAACAACGAGGCCGCGCCTCCGCCGGAAGCCGGCTCGAAAGACGAAAAGCCGAAAACCCGCAAGCGGAAGATCGGCAAATCCAACTACCTGAAGGGACTGGGGCGGTAATGGCTTGGACGCAGGACGATCTTGATGCCCTGAAGCAGGCCCGCGCGGCCGGCGTCAAGCGCGTCAAGTATTCCGACGGCTCCGAAGTCGAATATGCCAGCTTCAGCGACATGAAGGCGCTGCAGGCCGAGATGGAGAACGAACTCAGCCCTGCCGCCAAGCCTTACCGAGCCTTCCGCGGCTCGCCGCGTTCAGGATATTGAGCATGTCGGCTCGCATGAACAGCAAGTTGCTAGTGCCCATTCCTGGGACAGACCATTTCGTGCCGATCGGCGCGCTGCGTGAGAGCTTCGGCAATGCGCTGGGTCGCGTGCCGCAGGTACCGCACAATGCAGCCAGCACCGGCCGCCGGATGGGCGACTGGCGGCCGACCGGCAGCGGTCCGAACTCCGTTGTTGCGGCCAGCCAGCCCGAGCTTGTCCGTCGTTCCCGCGATTCGCGTCGCAATAACCCGATCGCCAAGCGCGCCCTTGACCTGTACGGCGTCCATATCGTTGGCACAGGCATCGGCATGCGATCGGCCTGCCGCAACAAGAAGCTACGTGAACAACTGACCGAGCTTTGGAAAGAGCAGGTCAAGTACATGGATGCCGACGGCCACCTGCCGTACTACGGCCAGCAGACACTGGCGGTCAGCGAAATGGCGGAAGGCAGCGAATGCTTCGGCCGGTACCGTACGCGACGTAAGTCAGACGGCCTGCCGGTGCCGCTGCAGCTGCAGCTGCTGCCCACCGAGCAGGTGCCGCTGACCTACACGCAGACCTTCGGTGGCAACGGCATCGTGCAGGGTATCGAGCGCGATGCCATCAGCCGCCGCACGGCCTACTGGGTGTATCAGCAGAACCCGGGCGAGGCCGCGGTCATTCCGGGTTCGATCAGCTACCAGCCGGTGCGCATCCCCGCCGGCGAGATGATGCACCTGTTCAATGCCATGGGCCGGATCGGCCAGTTGCGCGGATTGCCCTGGCTCGCAGCAGGCATCACCACCCTGTTCCAGGTGAACAGCTTCGTGGATGCCGAACTGCTGCGCAAGCAGATGGTCGCTAACATTGTCGGCTTCGTGAAGAAGGCCACCGGCAAGGATGTCGACGAGGAAGATCTCGCCAAGCACTGGGGCGAAGTTCTGAAGGAATATGGCGGGGAACTGCCGGCCGTGGCCATGGAACCCGGCACGATGCAGTACCTCGATCTGGGCGAGGACGTGCAGTTTACCCAGCCGGCCGATGTGGGCGGGTCGTTCGACCCCTTCCTGGGCTGGAATTACCGCAACGTCGCCTCCGCTGCCGGCCTGCTCTACGAGGAGCTGACCGGTAACTGGAAGGACATGAACGACCGCACCTATCGCGCGGCGTTCAACACCTTCAAGCGGCAGGTGCGCCAGTGGCAGTGGAATCTGGTCGTGCATCAGATGAACGAGCCGACCTGGCGCAAATTCGTCGACTATGCCGTGGGCTACGGCATCGTGAAGGTGCCGAAGAGTGTCAGTGACGCTGATCTCTATGCCGTTACGCACCATCCCGAGCGGTGGGAATACGTCAATGCCAAGCAGGACGTCGAAGCCGTTCTGATGGAGGTCGAGGGCGGCCTGACCTCGCGCGAAGACGTGGTTGCCGAACGCGGCGACGACATCGAGGAAGTCGATACCAAGCGCGCGCGCGACCAGGCCCGGCAACTGTCGCTCGGCCTGCCCGAACCCAAGCGCGGTAAGCAGGCGCCTGCCGTACAGCCGGGAGCAGATGAATGATAACCCGATCTGAATTTCTAGCCGAACTGGGCGGGCAGCCCCAGCTGGTCGACGAAGCACGCGGCCAGAGTTACATCAACGCCTTGATGGCGGAGCACCGCATGTCCGGTGACCGGATGGCTGAAGTGGCCACCTCTGGCGAAGACCGGTCGCGCAGCTACCAGGTCATCGACGGCATCGCCATCATCCCCATCGTCGGCTTCCTCTGGAGCCGGGCGGTCACCACTTGGTGGGGCGAGAGCCTGGCCAGCTATCCCGCGATCTGCGACATGGTGGCGGATGCGGTGAATGACGCGAATATCCGCGCGGTGATCCTCGATATCGCCAGCCCGGGCGGCCTTGCCTCGGGGTGTCTCGATGCGGCGGAGAAGCTGGCCTCCCTGCGCGGCACCAAGCCGATCTATGCGGTGGTACCTGGCTGCGCGGCGTCTGCGGCCTACGCACTCGCGTGTGCCGCCGATCGCATCGTGATCAGCCAGGATGCCGATGTCGGCAGCATCGGCGTTTGCGCCATGCATGTCGATATGTCGGCCGCGCTGGAGCAGTGGGGGGTGAAAGTCACTTTCCTCTACAAGGGCAAGCACAAGGTCGATGGTGCGCGGGAACTGCCGCTGAGCGATCAGGCGCGCAACGCCACGCTTCACAAGATGGAGATTCGCTACATCCGCTTCTGCGCGGTTGTGGCAGCCAATCGCGGCATGTCGGTGGATGCGGTCCGCGCCACCGAAGCCGCCGTCTATTGCGGCGATGACGCCGTGAAGGTCGGCCTCGCCGATGAAATTGCCACCATGGAGGAGGTCATCATGACCCTTAAGAGCAAGACCGCCGAGCCGGGTGCAAGCCTGGCGACGCCTTCCGCTGATCCGGCCACGGCAGTACCGGGCGGCGAAACTGCCGCCGCGCCCGCTGCCGCCACGCCGGCGACGGAAACCACCCTGAACCCGCCGACGCTGCCAGCCGGCGAACAGGCTGCCGACCCGGGCGCCTTGGCCCAGGAATGCGCCACCGCCGGCCTGCCGGAGCTCACCGCCGGGCTGATCTCGGCGCGCGCGACCATGACGCAGGTCAAGGCACGCATCGCCGAGGGCAAGGAGATCAAGGCCACAGCCGCGAAGCTCGGTCTGCCGAGCATGGCCGCCACGCTGATCGCATCCGGCGTGAGCCTGGATGCCGCCCGCAACCTGCTGAATGAAGCCAAGGTCGCCGGTGAGGCGAAAACGCCCACGGACAGCACGGCTCCGGCGGCACAGCCGGGGCAGACCGCCCAGGCCGGCGCGATCGATGTGGCTTCGGTCTACGCCAAGCACAACCGCGCGAAAGAGCGGTAAGCACTTCACCGCGGCACGCCGCACCCCACCAACAAACGAACTGCGACCCATAGGAGGGTTTTATGCCCACTTTCCAGACTGAAGGCGTGCACGCTGGCGAACACCTCGTTTCCGAGGCGAATGGCTGGCGTTCCCGCGAAGCCGCAACCATCGCATCCGGTGCGGACCTGTCGGCTGCCACGGTTCTAGGCAAGATCACCATCGGTGCCAAGACGGCTGTCGGTGCCGCTGGCACTCCGGCCCCGGCCGGCGCCACGATCACCGCTGCGCCGACGGCAGACGCGACCACCAAGGTCGGCGTTCATATCTTCCGCTGCATCGTCGGTGGTGCCGGCACTGCTTCGAAATGGGAACATACCGATCCCGATGGCGAAGTCGTCGGCGTTGCCACGGCTGGTTCGGTTTACACCGGCGGCGGCCTTGGCGGCCTGACCATTACCGACACTGCCGCTGATCCGACGGCCGGCGAAGCCTTCAATGTCACGGTCTCAATGGCTGCCGCATCAGGCAAGTACGTTCAGTACGACCAGGACGGCACCGACGGTCGCCAGCATGCCGCCGGCGTGCTGTATGCCGCTGCTCTGGCCGCCTCGGCCGATGTCAGCGCGGCCATCCACGTCCGTGACTGTGAAGTCAACGGACTGGTGCTGGTCTGGCCGGACGATATCGAGGCCGGCGAAAAGACTGCGGCCATCGCGGAACTCGCCTCGCTGGGCATCATCGTTCGCAGCTAAAACTTGCCGGCGGCGGCTCTGCCCTAGGCCGGAAACCTTCACCGAAAACCCAAACTGGAGAACCGGCCATGGATGGCTTGACCCTCGACATTTTCAATAACGACGCCTTCGGCACCGCGACGATGACCAAGAAGGTGAACGAAGACATGCCCTTCATCCCGGGCTTCATCGGCTCGCTGCCGGCGATGTTTCCGGGTGAAGGCGTTTACACCAAAACCGTCGGCTTTGACGACGAGAATGGCGAACTTACGCTCATTCAGACCACCCCCCGTGGCACTGCTCCTGAGCAGTCGAAAGGCACCAAGGGTGTAACCCGGTATCTCGATACTGTGCGTCTCGCTCGTGAAGCGGTCATCACAGCGGATCAGGTCGCTGGTGTCCGCGTGCTGGGCACCACGAACCAGCTGCAGACCGCCGAGAGGATGGTCTGGAAGCGTGTCGAAGGTCCGGTCGGTCTTAAGGCGGCCCTCGGCTTCACCCTCGAGCACATGTACATGGGTGCTATCGACGGCGTTGTTTATGACGCCGACGGCACCACCCCCCTGTGGGATTATTTTTCCCACTATGGTGTTTCGCGCCCCGCCGCGATTGATTTCGCATTCAGCGGGATGACCGCCGATGGTGGTTTATTCAAGAAGAAGTGCACCGAACTGAAGCGGGCCATGGTGACCAAGCTCAATGGCCTGATGCTGAGCACCGCGAAGATCGTGGTTCTCTGCGGCGACAATTTCTACGACGCCGCAGATACCAACAAGGAAATCGTTGCCGCTCGCAAGGCCAAGGCGACCAGCAAAGATGCCGCGCTGGAGATCGTAGCCGAAAACACGGCTTTTGGCAGCTTCGAGTACGGCGATATCACTTGGGTGAACTATCGCGGTGACGACGCAGGCAAGGTCGGCGTGGATACCGACGTTGCCCGCGCCTTCATGGTCGGCGTCCCCGGCCTGTTCCAGAACTACTTCTCGCCGGCCGATACCTGGGACTGGGTGAATACCGAGGGCCTGCCCTCGTACATCATCCAGCGCCGGGAGCGTCAGACGGAATCGCAGCGTGCCTTCGAGGTTCAGTCGAATCCGCTCCCGATCTGCATGCGTCCGCTGAGCCTGCGTCGCCTGACCAAGTCGTAAGACTCGGTTTCCAGTCTCAAGACTTGGCGCCCGGAGCGATCCGGGCGCCGCTTCTTCCTCCCCGGTGACCGGCATGGACTTCGCGCCCCATCAGCGACAGATTTTCGCCCTTCGCGGCAAGTCGGCGCGGTACATTCCCGTCAGCGGACCCGAGGTTTCCGGGTTCAAGGCCATCCGTCAGGGGGGCGGCCAGCCTATGCAGGTTGGCCCGGTGCGCATCACACTGGAGCGCACCGCATTTCATGTCTTGCGGTCCGTGCTGCCCGCGCCGGTTGCCGGTGCAGGCCTGGCGATCGGCGACGAGGTCTTCACGGTCGATGCCGTGCAGCCCGTCGAGCGAGATGCCGATGGCCTCATGTGGGCGCTGCATGTGTCTTGGGGCGCGGCGATAACCTATCGCAGCGTCACCGGCAGCGGATCGACGCAAAACCCGCCGCAGGGCGCGGATTTCTCCGTCGCGGCCGCTGTCTCGGCCGGGCAGCTGGCGGTCTCCATCCGATCCGGCTTCACGGTCGGCAAGCTGGCGCCGTCCGACCGTTTCGCGATCGCCGGCAACCCGACGGTCTACACCATCGGATCGCCCGCACCTTCGGCTGTGAGCAACCAGTTCGCCAATGTGCCGATTTCACCGGCGCTGGCCGCCAATGCCGCCCAGGGTGCGGCGGTGACCTTCCAGTTCCAGCGCGACTTCGCCCTGCGCGCGGCCGTGGCCGGCTACCAAGCCAGCGAAATGCTCGGTGGTGTGCAGGTCGGTGATCGCCGTCTGGTGCTGATGCAGGCGCAGATGACCGCGCTCGGCATGGCCGACGAACCGAAGGCGGGCGACCGGGTCATCATGGCCGGCCGGACCTTCAACGTGATCACGGCCACGCCGCTTTATACCGGTGCGGTCGCCCATGCCTGGGACATCCAGGCGCGAGGCTGAGAATGGCTTCTGTCCGCGTCCGATCCTTCTCCGCTGCCCTGTCGCTGATGAAGAGCCATCTTCAGGGCGAGGAGCGTCGCCGCGCGCTGGCCAAGCTGGCCCTGCAGGCCGGCAACGAGGCGGCGGCGAAGAACCGCAGTGCCCTTGGAATGGACGTCGATCAGGACACCATCGTCGACGGCCGCCGGGGCGCCCCGGTGGCCAGCGTGAAGGCGGGCGGTACCGTCGTGCATCTCTTCGCCGTACAGCAGGCCGCAGTGGTTTACACCCGCGACGTGCTGATCGGGTTGTCGCCGGTCGATTACATCGATCCGGACGACATCGTGTATCGCGATCACCACCGGATGCTGGTCAATGGCGAAGATGTCGAGCCCGGCTATTCCGTGAGGCCCGATGATGTCGTGACCTTCGTCAACCTGCTGGCCTATTCGCGCAGGCTGGAGAAGGGCCATTCCGACCAGGCGCCCGATGGCGTGTATGAAGTGGCCTCTGAGATCGTGCGCGCCCGGTTTGGCAGCATCGTCAACATCAGGTTCAGCTATGGCAGCTTCGTTGGCGGCGGTGCCGGCGACCAGCGCTACCCGATGATCGAACTCAAGCCGAAGCGGCGCCGCGTATGAGCCAGGCTGCAGTCCGAACCGCTGTGCGCTCGCGCCTCGAGCAGAACTGGGATCAGGCTAAGGCTAAGATCCGCAAGACGAATGAGAGCTTCGTCCCGGCCGGCATGCCGTGGATCGAGATCCGGTTCCCCGGCGCTCGCAATTCCCGTGCCGACCTTGGCGAGCCCGATGCCGCCATGTGGGAAGAGGCCGGCGCCTTCATGTGCGACGTGTATGTGCCGGCCGATTCCGGCGAAGACGCTGCCGCGCTGCTGGCTGACGAACTGGCCGCCCTCTACCAGGGGCAGGATTTCGACAACGTCTCCTGCTTCGACCGGATGCCCGGCCATTCCGGCCTGCGCCAGCCCGAAGGCCTGTCCGGTGTCTGGTACGGCACCAGCTTCGGCATCGCCTACCGGTACCAGTCGATCACCTCCGCTTAACCGGGCCGGCATTTGCCGCACCCGACAACCCCCTGCTGCTGAAAGGAAACGGTCATGCCGACCACTGGTTATCTTGCGGGCTCCGATACCAACGACATCGAGCTGGCCTATGCTCCGGAAGCCACCTGGGGCACCTCGCCGACCGGCGTGAATTATCAGAAGTTCCGCGTCAATTCGGAAAGCTTCTCCGAGCAGAAGAACCGCTCTGCGCCCCCGGAGCTGCGCAGCGATGGCATGACGGCCGACAAGACCACCCAGGACCTGCAGGCGCGCGGCAGCGTGCCTTTCGGCATTTCCTATGGCAACACCGACGATCTCTATGCCGCCCTTTTGGCAGGCGCCTGGTCTGCTGATCTGAATATCGTTGGTTCGAGCGGCGATATCGAGTTTGAGACCACCGGCAACCTGATCAAGTCGTCAACCGCCGGAAAGTTCAGCAATGTGACCGAAGGCCAGTGGATCGATGTGCGCGGCGCCACCACGAACCCGGCCCGCATGTTCCTCCGCGTTGTGGCGAAGAACAGCAATGTCGAGCTGGCCGTTTCCGGTGTCACGCTGCAGGACGAAACCCCGTCCGGCGCCGCGGTCAGCATCCATGGCTCGATGCTGCGCAATGCCAATGTGGTCAACACTTTCTCGATCCAGAAGCGATTTGCCAGCAATCTGGGCTTCATCTATCCCGGCGCGCTGGCTATCGGCGGCCAGATTAATGCCGCGCGCGGTGAGTTCTTCTCGGGCACGCTGGATTTCCTCGTGAAGTCCGAGGAAAAGGCCGCCGTCGCCGTCGGCACCGGCTTTGATCCGGCACCGAACAACCGCGTGATGAACAACGTGGGCAACTTCAAGGGTATCCGCGTCGACGACACGGCCACCACGGCGAAGATCATGCGCCTGATGACCAACCTTCAGCGCGAGGGCGCCAATATGGCCTTCGCGCTCGGCAGCGAAGCCGCCCAGGGCATAGGTTCGCGCGGCCAGCTCAGTGTCGGCGGCGAAACGGAGATCTATTTCGCCACCTACGACGATTACGACCGCTACAAGGCCGAAACCGCCCACCACTTCAGCTATCGCGTGATGGATACGGCCGGCAATGCCTATGTGGTCACGATCCCGCAGTTGGTCTTTGAGACCGCCAACATCGTCGCCCAGGGCCCCAACCAGTCCGTGATGGCCCGCTTTGGGTGGACCGGCAATATCGACACCGACACCGGCAGCAAAATCCAGATCGACCGCTTCGCCGCACCGGCCTGATAACGAATTCCGGCGCGCTCCCCGCGCCGGGATGTCTCCGCGCGAGACAGCCGGCCCGGCGTTGCTGGTCGCCGGGCCGGCACCCTTCCAGCACCAGCCACCAGACAAGGACTCCCGACATGGATTTGGATGAATTCGCCGTTGACCCCGATCTCTGCGAGAATGGCAAGCGGGTCGATCTGGGCAGTGAGACCTACATCACGGTGCGTAGCTCGAACTCCGAGCGCGCCAAGGCCGTCCGCGAGCGTCTCTGGAAGCCATACTCCACCTGGAAAGACGTTCCCAAGGATATCCTGACCCGGCTGAATGCCGACTGGATCGCGCAGGGTCTGCTCTCCGAGATGGTCGGCTTCACTCATAACAAGCAGCCGCTTCTCCTCGACCTGACCAAGGATGCCGACCAGAAGCGGCTGTCGCTGATCCTGCGCGATGCCAAATATGTAGGCTTCCGTAGCCGCGTGATCGGCATCGCCATCGAGGACGGCAACTACCAGGCGGCCGGGGAGGCTGCCATCGAGGGAAAGTCCGCGACTACGCCCGCTGGCAGTTCGGTACCGGAAGAAGCGCAAAGCAGCTGATCCTCGCGCATCTCGAGGATGGCGACGAGCTGCCGGCGGACCTAGCCGATCCGCCGGCGCTCGACCCCTACAGCCAGAAATTCTGGCGCATCTTCGCGGCCTGCAGCGCGGATCGCCCTGTTGGCTTCGCGCCGGGCTCCATTCCCGTTTCTGCCTTGATCTCCTTTGCCCGCGAGGTGGAAGGCATCACCAGCCGAGCCGAGCTTTCCCGCACCATCCGTATGGTCCGGGTGATCGATGCCGAATTCCTCGCCGCAGAAGCGGCGCGGAGCAAGACCTCAACTCCAGCCAACACCAACTGAAACCGAAGGACCGGAGCCTTGTCGCTCGACCTTGCCGTTATCCAGGAAGTGGTGATCGACGACAGCAAGTCTGCTGCCGCCGCGCAGCGCGTTGTCGCCACCCAGGAGAAGATGCAGGCCGCCGCGGACAAGACCGCGGCGGCAACGGAACGGCAGGCCAAAGGCCTCGGCATGCTGGATGCTGCCGTTCTGAAGTCGGGTACGGCTCAGGAATCGGCTTTGCGCCGGCTGAATGTCTGGAAGGCAGCGGCCGACGATAACGAGCGGGTCATGCAGCGCCTGGCCCGCGCCGAGGCCGACCTCGATCGCGCGCGCAAGCAGGGGCTGATCTCGCAGGACCAGCAGATCAAGTTGCTAGGGCAGCTTGAAACCAAGATGCGCGGCGTAGCCGCTGCGAATGATAACCTGACCGGCCAGATGCGGGTGCTGAATGCCGCTGTATCGGTGCTACCGGGTTCAATTGGCAATGTTGCCAACCGAGTGGTCAATCTGTCAGCGGGCTTTGGCGTGGTTTCTGCAGGCGCGACTGCTGCGGCCGTGGCGATCGGTGCTGCTGGTGCCGCTCTTCTGACTTTGGCGCGAGGGCAGGACCAACTCACCATGATCGAGGCGCGTCTGAAGAACGTCGCCGGGAGCGCGAGTGCTGCGAGTGACGCTCTCCGCCCGCTTTTCGAAGGCAGCCAGCGCACCGGCACCAACTTCAATGACACGATCGGCGCCTTCCAGCGGCTCGGCTTGGCGGCCCGCGACATGGGCGCGGCGCAAGAAGATGTTGTCAAGTTGACTTTGGCTGTTCAGCAGCTCGGCCGGCTGGGCGGTGGCAGTACTCAAGAACTACAGGCGGGTATGCAGCAGTTCGGCCAGGCGCTGGCGTCGGGCCGACTTCAGGGCGACGAACTGCGCAGCATCCTTGAAAACATGCCCCTTCTGGCACGCGCGATTGCAGACGGTCTCGGCGTTTCAGTCGGCCAGCTCCGAGAGATGGGTGCCGCTGGCGAACTCACCTCTACTCGTGTCTTTAAGGCCATACTTGGCCAGACGGACGATATCGCGTCCAAATTTGCCGGCCTGCCGCAAACAGTGGATATGGGCCTAACCCGCGTCGGCAATGCGTGGGACCTGGCGATAGGCCGGATGGGAAAACGCATCGAGGCCAACAAGCCGCTCATGCTGCTGCTCAATGCGCTGTCCGGCGGGTTGGAAAGTATCGCTGAAGGACTGGATGACAGCGTTATGGCCCGCGCCAGCCGTCTGGAACGAGCCGCAAACGATCCCGGGCGCGCTGTAGGCACCGACGCTGCTGGAAAGGTCATCCGCGATCGCAGTGCGGCGAATAGGTCGCGCCAACAGTTGGCTGACATGGGCCCGGAATTGATCGACGACGCCTTTGTTAGGACCGTGGAGGCAGCCAAGGCGGCGAACGAAAACATTGAGCGCCAGGTGAAGGCCACTGAAGATCTGCGCAAGAAAGTCGGCGAGGTATCGGCCGAATATCAGCGACAGACCGAAATTCAGAGCCTTGGCGAGGAAGCCGTCAAGCGCGTAGAGGCTCGCGAAAAAGCGGTCGCTGCGGTGCTGAAGGCTGCAGGTGTCGATAGCCTTGAGGCCATTAACAGCCTCAGCCAGGAGCGCGCCGACATCATCCTGCTGGCCGCCACCCGCGCGGGCGACGAGGCCGAGCAGATGGTTCGCGTCGAGCAGGGAATTAAGACGGCGGAGAAGGCAGAAAAGCAACGCCTGCAGGCGGCCAAGGCGCAGGCCGATGAGCTGAACCGCTGGCTCGATCTGCAAACTGAGGCGCTGAAGGGCGAGGGTGAGCGGATTAAGCTAGAGACTGAGCGCGAGCGCGTTCAGATGGCCGCCAATGACAATCTGGAAGACTATATCGGCAAGCTGGAAGCGGCGGCGACGGTAGATGGCCGCACTACGCTGGAGAAGAAGACCCAGGAAGCCATCATCGAGGCGCAGAACCGGCTCTATGACAAGCAGGGCGAGAAGATCCGCGACCTTGACCAGGTCGAGCAGGACCGGATCACCACCGCGATCCGCCAGACCGACGAACTGGAAAAGCAGCGCAAGAAGATCGAGGAGCAGGAGCGCGAGGTCGAGCGCGTGGCCCAGCGCGCCGAAGACCAGCTGAGCGATGCGCTGGGCGACGGATTCTTCGACTACCTGACCGGTAAGGCCGGCAACTTCTGGCAGACCGTCAAGGAGATGGGCCTCCGTGCCTTCGCCGACCTGGCGGCCAGCAATGTTGTATCTGCCGTGTTCGGCGGCCCGATCCGCTCCGCCACTAACTGGTTGATGGGGGCCACACCGATGGGCGGCGGTGTCCGCCCCGGCTTGCCCGGCGGTATGGGCGCTCAGCCGGGCGGCGGCTTCGGCGGGCTCAGCGACCTCTTCAGCCTTGGCAGCAGTGGCTACCAGATGGCCACCGGCAACAGCATCTGGAGCGGCCTGGGCAATTGGCTGGGCCTCGGCGGCGCGGTGGCGGGTAGCGGTGCCGCAATCGGCTGGGGCGGCCTGTCCGCGGCGACGCTGGCTTCGGCCGAGGCGGCTGGTCTTGGCGCAACCGTGACCGGTGGCTATGGCGCGCTGGCCGGCGGTGCTGGTGCCCCCGTCGCGGCGGGCCTACCCTGGGCTGGCGCGCTAGGCGCCGCGGGCCTCGGGTTTGCCGGCGGTGCTCTGCTGGCGCAATTGATGGGCGGCAACGCGGTCGGTGGAGGAATCGGCGGCGGCCTCGGCGCCGGTGCGGGTTTCCTGATTGGCGGTCCTGTTGGCGCCATAATTGGTGGTCTTGGCGGCAGCCTGCTGGGCGGCATGTTTGGCGGCGGCAAGAAGAAATATGCCGGCGGCCACACCAATGTCGACGTAACGACCGATGGTCTGCTGAGCGTCGGTGCGACCGGTGCGCGAGGCGTCGATCCCAATGTCACGATCCAGCAAGCGCAGCAGCTGGTGCAGCAGGTTAACGCACTGTTGCAGGCCTATGACCTGCGCGCGACGCGAGGGATTGCTATTGGCCAGGGTCAGGCCACGCATGTTCCGCAATCGGTGGAAGAAGCGATCGCACAGCTTATCGGAAGCCGCAGCTTCACGTCCGACGATCCGGTATTTGCAAAGATCCTAGAGAAGACAGGCGCCAGCAATCTTCAGGGACTAGCCGGCGATCTGGACTTTGGAAAATTCTATAAGCAGACCGTCGAACTGCAGCGCGCCGCTAATGCCACACGGGATGCGTTCGAAGAACTCACCAAAAGCTTCGACGATAATATCGAGAAGGTGAAGAAGTTCGACCTGAGCGTCGAGGACTTCACCAAGGGCGCGGCGGCCAATTTTAACCAGGAGATCGAGCGGGGTATCAAGGGGATCACGGACCCGGTCGGCCTAGCGATTGCCGACTTCGCCGAGATTGAGGAGGCCCGTCTCGAATATGCCAAGAAGATCGGCGCGGATATCGCCCAGGTCGAGAAGCTCAACATGCTGGAGCGGATGCAGATACTTCAGCAGGGCGGCGCCGATCTTAATGCCTGGCTGAAGGGTCAGGTACTGGGGCCGACTTCGGGTCTCACCGGTTCCGGTCGCCTAGCCGAGGCGCAAAGTCAGTTCGGCGATGCCGTCTCAGCTGCTCGCGCCGGTACGGGTGGCATCGGCGACGTGACCCGTCTGGCCGACATCATCCTAGCGTTTTCCTCCGAGCTCTACGGCGGGACCAAGCAGGCAGCTTTCATCGAGCAGACCGTGCGCAGCACCATCGAGACGCTCGGCCGCGACCTCGGTCTGCCGGGCTTTGCCGAGGGCGGCTACCACGATGCCGGCCTGCGCATTGTTGGCGAACGTGGCTGGGAGATTGAGGCGACCGGCCCGGCGCGCTACTGGAACCAACAGCAGATCGGTGCCGCTCTGGCCGCGAACCGGGCCGGCGCGACCAGCGCCGATATCGGCGAGGTTGCGGTACTTCTGCAACGGCAGCTGAACGAAGTGGCCGCCCAAAGGAAGGATCAGCAGCAGCTTGCCGCGGAACTGCGGAAGTTCGGCCAGCTGGTCGATATGCTCCTGAACACGCAGTTGACCCCGGGCAAGCAGCAGAAGCGGGCCGGCTGATATGTTCGGCGAAATCCTGTGCCTTGCCGAACTGCCCCTCGGTGTACTTCCGGCCGACCGCAATTTCGGCGTCCCCGATCCGTTTGACGGGCTCGACCCGCAGGACACCGACCTGACCTATCTGGTCGAATTGTTGGCTTTCGACCCCGAGATCACTGGCGGCTTCTACGGCCCACCGGTTCCGATCGGCACGCTGGGTCTCGGCAGTTTCGAATACAGCTATCGCGGCGCGGAGCGAATCGTCTATTTGGGCGATCATCACAATTACCAGTCGCTGCCAGGAGACAGCCCGGCAAATACATCGTTCCGGGGTGTCCTGGATCCGGCCTACGGAATCTCGGCGCGACTTGGCGGCGCCGCCGATCCGCTGGGCGGTGCGCAGGTCGATATCGGTACCGTTGGCATCGTCAATGGCAATGGCTTCTATGACTTCCTGCTGCGGTGCGCATTCGGTGGCCGCCCGGTGCAGGTGAAGGTCGGCAAGCAGACCTGGTCCTACAACACGTTCAAGACCGCACTCTACGGCATAGCCACAGCGCCGCGTGATGGCGAGGCGACCATCAATATTGGCCTAACCACCATTCTGTCGCTGCTGGAAGGTAATATTGAGCGGCGCTACTGGCTTGGCATCGGTGGAGCGGATGGCAGCGCGGATCTTGCTGGCCGCCCGATCCCTATCCTCTGGGGTTACGGGCGCAGCCTGCCGGGCATTCTCGAGGATCCATCGGCCAACATCTGGCGCTTCGCTGAAGCACTTGGCAGCATGACAAACCCGCGCAACCGCGGCGTCGGGGGCTTCGAAGGCGGCAGCGACTATGCCAACTGGGCAGCCCTTGCGGCCGCTTCTGTACCGCCCGGCCACTGGGCTACCTGCGTTTCAGAGGGGCGCGCACGCTATGGCAGCCCGGTCACGCTCCCCACGGTTGACGCAGAAGGCATTGCCTCAGTCGGCAATCTTGCCGGCGACATCGTGCTGCATATCGCGCAGAACCGTCTCGGTGCCCAGCGAAACCTGAGCGACGCTCGCATCGATCCCGGGGCCTTTGGCAGGCTGGATGCGCTTCGTCCTTGGGAGACGGGTATCTATATCGATGGCGATGTCCGGGCGCGGGATGTGCTGGATCAGCTGATGCGCGACGTTGGCGCGGCTCTGGTTTCGACCCGTGACGGGCTGCTGTCCTGTGTGCCTTACGCCGTTCCCGAGCTGGCGCCGGCGGAGATCAGCGCTGCCGACATCGACACTTCCGGCGTCATCCCTGTGAGAGTTGCGCCAGCCAAACGCGTCACCGTTACTTTCGCGCCGCGCATTCGCCCGCTGGGTGGTGGCGAGATGCCGGACAGCGTATCGGCTGAGGATCGGTCCGACCTGGCCGCCATAGCACAATATGCCGCCTCCACGCGCAGCCCGCCTGACACGGATGCAGTGGCTTATGCCATCGCGACCGGACTGCGATATCAGGCTGATGCAGCCGACCTGGCCGCGATCGCCGCCGACTTGATGTCGCGGTTCACCCACTACTACACGGTTCCGCTGGTGGGGCGTCCCTTCCTGCACTGGCTCGGCGACATTCGCCGCCTGACTTACGACCGCTTCGGTGCTTCGGCTGGTCTCGACTGCATCGTGGTTGGGCTTGTCGAGAGCAATGCCGGCGGGAACCAGATCATTCTCTGGGGCCCGCGCGGCAACTGACCTGAGGACAATATGGCGCATACCCAGGCCGATAATCTCCTGCTGATGACGCGTGAGCGCATGGAAGGCGGCACTCTGACCAGCGGGCCATTCGCGCCCGCCGCGCCGGTGTCGAATGTGCTGCTGAATGAGCCCAGCGACAACCTGACATGGACTGATCTTTCGCAGACCTGGCTGCGAAGCGTGTATTCGTCGGCGAAGACCTGGAAGGCAGTCTGGCTGGGCTACCTCACCTGCACCGATGCCGCCACCTGGCGGGTCGTGTTCCGGAATGGCGGGATCATTGTCTATGACAGCGGCAGCCTTGCCTGCGTCCCGGTGGGTGAGGGCGCGGCACTCCGGCATCGCAAATTAACGCGGCACTGCCTGCATCGGCTGCCGGCCGAGGTGACAGCAGATGACTGGGAAATCACAGTCAGTGACCCCACGAACCCGGCCGGCGTGCTCAAACTGGGGAATGTGCTAGTCGACAACCCGTTTCAGCCACGGATCAATATTTCTTATAACGCGATATTGCCCAGCCTGGTCGATCCGAGCCGTGTGCCGACTGCCGGACCGGGGCAGCGTCCGCCGCTCAATCGCGCACCCTATGACGTAGCAGGTTTTGACCTGCGATATGCCAGCCGCGCCGAATTGATCGGCGAACTCCGCGACCTGCAGGAGTTTGTCGGCACCACCAAACCGGTTCTGGCGGTGCTGGAACCGAACGCATCGACCTACCGCGAGCGCATGATGATCTACGGCCTGCAGGAAGCGCTGGCGCCGGTCATCCATCCCTATTTTGGAAAATACGAAACCTCCTGCCGCATCGAGGAGCTGATCCCGTGAGCCTTTACGATCGCCTGCACGTCTTCACGACCTCGCCTGGAACCGGCAACTACTCAATTACAGGTGTTGCGGCTAACCGGCTGTCTATTGATGAAGTGCTTGATGCCGAAGGCATCACCAAGGCCGGCGCCCTGCTCGAACTGTGGGTTCTGCCCGACGACAGCGCCGGCAGCAACGACTTCGAGCATGGCCTGTATACCTACGATGGCACCAGCCAACTGGCTCGCACGGCTATCATTCGCTCCAGCAATTCCAATGCCGCGGTGAACTGGGGGGCGACCCAACGCAACATCGTCTCCTTCCCGTCGGCAGCCCTGCTGCGCCGACTGTTCAATGACATCTTTCTGGGCGCGCTGGCGGGGACAGCCAATGCGCGCGCCGCTGCCACGCAAAAGTTTCCGGTCCCGGCCCTTTATGACGGTCTGACCTGCTGGGGCGTGATCCCAGAGAAGAATACCGGTGCCATGACCTTTACGCCGAACAGCGGCGTAATTCCGGCCAAGAACGTGTATCTCGGCGGTGCGGCGCTACAGGACAATGATGCACCCGCAAACACTCTGGTCGGCTTCCGCTACAGCTTGGCCGACGATGTCTGGAACCTGCTGCAGGGCGAAGCGGTCACCGCTTTTTTCACTTCACTTCGTATCCAGCGCGGCGCCCTGAACGAGTCGCTCGGCGCAACCGTTTCGGCGGCGGCGACGGTCAATATCTGGACTCCACTGACACCGTCGTCCGCCTTCGGAAACGCGATTCCCCTAGCCGGCCCAGGCACGATCACTAGCTTCGGCACGGCGCCGCAGGCCGGCGCGGCGCGAGAATTGCTGGTGATGTCGACCCTGACGCTGGCCAATGGTGCGAACCTCGTGCTGCCGGGCGGCGTGAATTTCGTCGCCTCGGCAGGTGACCGCCTGCGCGTGCGTGCCGAGACCACGACGAAATTCCACGTCGCGATCGACCGGGCCGATGGCACGCCGCCGGTCAACACGACGACGCGCAACGGCTTCTCCGCACATAAGAACGGCACCAACCAGGGCTCCATTTCCTCGGGCACCCCGGCGAAGCTAACCTTCGGCACCGAGGAATGGGATACCGGGGGCGTCTTCGACACCACCAACAGCCGCTTCACGCCCGGCTCCGGCAAATGGTCGGTGAATGCCACGGTCTCGCTGACCGGCGGCCTCGACGGTTTGCGTCTGCGCCTGCAGCTATACAAGAACGGGTCGTTGTTCAAATCGGGTCCGCGTTTCCTGACGGGTTCCGGCAATGAAGCGGCCGCATCGTTCGATGTCCTGATTGCAGGCAACGGCACGGATTACTTCGAGGTCTATCTGTCGATCGAGGGCGGTGGCACCTACACGGTCGATGGCGTTGCGACATTGACCTATTTCCAGGCAACCAAGGTGAGCGACTGAGATGACTGACATCCTGATCACGGGCGGTTCTGCAATCGGCAATCTGACGGGCGGCGGCGGCCTGACTGCGGCACGCGATGGCAATCTCAGCAAGACGCGCGCCGCCGGTGCGCAGTCGGTGACCGGCCAGCCGCATTACATCGGCGAGACCACGACCGCCAAGGTGGCCACCAAGGCCAAACTTTTCGGGCCGTCCAATGGTGGCCTCTACACGAACAGCGGCAACCTGACTGTGACGGTCGAGGTGTCGAATGATGCTTTCGCGACCGCGCCGACCGTGATCGGCACGCAGACCTTCAGCGGTCAGGGTTTTGGCGCTGGCCAGATCTTCGAGGTTGCCGGCCTCTCGGCGGTCTCGGCGACCTCGCGCCGCATGAAGCTGCAGCATTCCTCGGGCGACAGCTCCTGCTATCTCGCGCAGGCGCAGTTCTTCGAGGACGATGCCGGCGCGCCGCCGCCGCCGCCTCCGCCGTCGGGCAAACCGCTCGCCATCTTCCTCGGTTCGGGCCAGTCCAACATGGTCGGCGCAGCACCCGTGCCTGACCAGGCGGCCAGCTATGCGAACCGTGCGCGGGTGAAGAATTTTGCACTCGACGGGACTTGGAAAGCCGCCGCGGATCCGCTGATGGATATGAGCGGGTCGCTCTGGTCGCAATATACTGGCACCACGCTCTGTGGGCCGATGCTGGCCTTCGGCAACGCCCTCGCGCCGCAGCTGGTAAACTTCGATGTCGGCCTGGTGGTCTCCGCCAAGGGCAATACCGCGATTTCGGAATGGTCGAAGCCTGGCGCGCTGTATGACGGTATCGTTGCCCGCGCGCAGGCAGCGCTGGTGGCGGCGCCGGCCGGCAGCTTCATCGCCGGCTTCGTCTGGCAGCAGGGCGAGGCCAATACCTTCAGCGAGGCCCTGGCGCAGGCCTGGATGGAGGCGCTGCCGGCGCTGATCGGCCATGTCCGCTCCGATCTCAATCTGCCGGATCTTCCGGCGGTGGTGATCGGTCTGGCGAATGATGCCGCCGGCGGCTATCCCGGCTGGCCGCAACTGCGTTTCGCGCAGCAGTTCATGCCGCTGCCGGCGCCGGCCAAATACGTCAAGACCTTCGACCTGCCTTCGGGCGGCGGATCGGAATGGATGGTGACTGCCTCGGTGCTGGCGATCGGCCAGCGCGTGGCCAGCGCCATGCGCCCGCTGCTGCCGCGCATGGTTTGAGCAAATGCACGGCCGCAATACTTGGTCCTCAGTCTCGGGATCGCCTGCGGCATCGGCGCTGTTCTTCTGACCGAACCCACTTGCTGAACAAAAAAAGAAGGACTTGCACTGATGCCGCCAGCTGCACCCACAAGCGATCCCGGCGTCCGCATTATTCATGTGGATGATCTTAAGGTTCTTCTGGAGAGCTCGGCTCAGCGTGGGGCCGAAATCGCAACCGATCGTCTTCTGCGGGAGTTTGGCATCGATCCAGACGATGAAAACGACCGGCGCGATGTGGCCAAAGACTTTAGAGAGCTCCGCGGTTGGGTGAAGGCCATGAGGCTCGCGCGGCAGGAAGCATTCAAGACAGTTGTGAAATGGCTGACGAACGTCCTGCTGGCCGTGATTGCCGCCGGCACAATCTACCTACTCCACGACAAATTCATCACCAAAGTTCCATGGACTGGCAAATGAGAAGGGGGCAATGATGCTCAACGACGTGATGATTGTTTTGTATGAAACGGCCGGCCCGGCCGTGCTCGTCAGCCAGATCCTAAAGCTGACCTGGCTGGTCGCAGGCTGGATTGCGATCATGCTTTGCCTGCGGCTGTTCGACATCTTGCGCGGGCAGCCCTTCCGCAAGGTTTCGGAGGGTTCCAACGAGCTGCAGATGTACCTTGGACTGCGCTTCCTCGGCACCTGCATCTATTTTGGTCTCGGCATGTCTTCGCTATTCGCGCTCGCCGTGCTGGCCGCGGTGCAGCTGACGCCCTCGGCCGAGGCTCGCAGCTTTCCCAGGCAGTATGATCGCCAGATCGAGCAGGCCGCGAAGACCTGGCTGCCGGGTGTCCCGTGGAAACTGTGGAAGGCGCAGCTCTATCAGGAGAGCCGGCTTGATCCGAATGCTCGTTCACCGGTCGGAGCCGAAGGCCTGGCGCAGTTCATGCCGGCGACGTGGCGCGAGGTCACGGCAGCGATGGGGATGCAGGTTGCCTCGGTCGACCGCCGCACTGCCGACGCTTCGATCCAGGCCGGCGCATACTACATGGCGCGGCTGCGCCGCAACTGGTCAAGCCCCCGGCCCGAGATCGATCGGCATGACCTGGCGATGGCGAGCTATAACGCAGGTCTCGGTCACATTCTGTCGGCGCAGCGGGAATGCGGCATGGCGGTGCTGTATCCCCAGATCATGGCCTGTCTTCCGCAGATCACCGGCCACCATGCGAATGAGACCCTTGGTTATGCGCCGGCGATCCGCCGCTGGCACATGCTGATGGAAGTGGCGGCCTAGAGTGTGGACCGCGCTGGTCTGCTTCGCCTTGGCAATCGCCTGCGGCGGAAACATGCCCTGGCTATCAGGATTTCTCACCTGCGCGGGCTTTGCCTGCCTCAATCGGAGCACCTGACATGACCGGGATTCTTTCCATGCTCGGCGGTGGCAATCCGCTGCGCGCCTATGCAACTGCAGGCCTGGTGGTGGCGCTGCTGCTGACCGGACTTTTTGCCTGGTGGCAAATCGGCCGCGTCAGTGACCGAGACGTGAAGATCGGCGAACTCGGCATGGAAGTGCGGCGTGTTTCTGATCAGCGCGACGATGCCATCCGCGTCGCCCAGGGCAATGCCGATGCCCTCGCAGAAGAACAGCGGCTCCGCCGCATCAGCGACAAAGCCGTAGACCAGCTCATGCAGCGCCAGCACCGCGCTGCGCCCGTCCTGCCCCAAATCGCCAAGGAGGCCGCCCGTGTCGCCCAATCCAACCCGCTTCCGGCTGCTTGCGCTGCCGCTGACCCTGTCTGGGATGCTGTCGGTGACGGGCTGCGCCGATACCGTTCAGACCTTGGCCGTTCAGCCGGTAAAGACTGAGCGCGTCCGGGTCGACGCCTCGCTGCTGCGGTGCGCCGAGCCGCCCGACGTCTGGTCGGCCGGCACGCCGTCTCGCGATATTGCCGAAGGCTATGTCCTGCAGATGGAGGCCGCCTACTGGGATTGCCGCATGAAGATCGACACGATCCGGGGCTTGCAGACAGAGGAGCCGGCGGAGCGATGAACGAGCATGTTCTGTTCGTCGAGGTGCCGAGTGTCGCCGCCAGTTTTGTGCCGGCCGGCGGCGGCCAGTTCATCGAGCAGGGCGGCCGGATTACCGGCCTGGTTTACCGCTGTGCCTGTAAATGCGGCGGCCTGCAGTCTCTGTTGTTCGCGCCTGGCCAGTGGGCAATCAGCGGACCCCGCGAGAAGCCGACCGTGACCCCCGGCTTTCAGAGCCGGACGGGCTGCCTCTGGGTCGGTCAACTGATCGACGGCGAGTTTCGCCAGATTATCTGAATTGCAATCCGCCGGCGGTCGCTGGCCCCAGGGTGACGGGTCCGCCGGATGGGAGATCGAACCCAAACATCCATTCGATCATAGGAGAGCGCGATGCGCATCATCGCACGGTTTCATTGCCACACTGTGTTGAAGGCAAAGGACCAGGAGACGGTCACGCTGCAGCCAGTCTATTCGGACAAGAAGGATTCGCCGAATTACACCTGGTCGCAGTACACGCCGACCGGGAAGATCGAGATGACGATCACCAATCCGGCGGCGCTCGGCAAATTCGAGCCGGGTAAGGCCTACAATATCGAATTCTCGCAAGTCGAAGAAGCGGCCGCGCCTGCGGCGGGCTGA